TGAATCTGCAAACCATTTGTAGCCTGTTTGAGGAAATTGTTTGCTCCCCCGCTGCCGTCTGAAATCTTTAGCCCGGAATCATCGTAAATATGTAAAGCTGCCCCCGGCGCAGTAGTCCCGATGCCGACGTTAGAACCATACAAAGTTAATACATCCGTATCAGTCGTATTGAAGCGAGTGCCGAATTTCAATATGCTAACATCTGGATTCGGGCCAGCGTCATAGTCGGGCTTCAGATAACTTCCGTAAGCCGCATTGTTGTTTGTTGTGGAGAAGCGAAGGTCTTTATCTGCTAGAAACAAAGCCGTATCGGAAGGCATAGAGCCGCTATGTGTTCCAACTTGAAGTTTCGCCCCAACATTGGAAGTTTCCACCCCAACATTGCCCGTGGTTGTGATAGTGGTTGCATTAAGAGCCGCCGTCCTCAAAGGAGCATAGCTTCCGCTTACATTCCCCGCAGTTGTTCCATCGTCTGTCGTTGAAACGAATGCCCACTCGTCTTGACTCTCATCCCAAAGTAGCCCCTTGTTTTCAGATGAACCCCTCTCAACAATGATCCCACTATCAAGGGTTGGCGTTCCTGATTGGTCTTTGGCCAATACAATGAGCGGGTCGCTTACTAGTAAGTTTTGTGCGTTAACAGTTGTCGTTGTGCCGTTGACCGTTAGGTTTCCGCCGAGCGTTACATTCCCGCTGAACGTGGCGTTGCCTCCATCCTCCAGCTTAAACTCTTCCGTGGAACCGTTCGTGCCATAAATTGCGAACCGGGTAGTCCCGTCCACTAATCCGAACCAGCGACTTTTAGCTCCACCACCAGCGTCAGCATCGGTGACTTGAAACAACGGTGAAGCACCAGAGCGACTAACTTGAATTGTTGAATTGGCCGTCAGCGCACCGCTGAACGTGGATGTCCCATCGCTGCCCAGATTGAGTTGCGCTAAACTTTGTCCGTCATTCCAGAACTCAAGGTCTTGTGCGGTTGAATTACCCCTGCCAAAGACTCGCCATTTTCTCGTCCCGCCAGCCTTGAAAGAATGCCAAGTCCATGTATTGCTACCCGAATTACCTATGCTAGTATTATCTACGATGATTGACTCATTGGTGGTGCTGGCCACGGTGAGCCTTCCATCCGTGAACGTAGCACTAGTACCCGTCAGCGCACCGCTGAAGTTTCCTGACCCTCCTACGTTCAATTGATACGTTCCGCTCGCCACTCCGATGCCAACTTGACCTGTAGTGTTTAACTCAAAATAACTAGCTGGATAACCGCCAGCCCCGGTTCGGGCCATTCGCAAGCAGTTGCCGTTGCTGAATATATTAAACGCACTCCCGCTAGTCGTATCATCCAGCTCAAGCATAGCGTTGCCGCCGCTGACTTTTAATTGTGGCGTTGTGTCGCTACCACTAAACGCAGCAGTAGTACCCGTTAACGCACCCGTCAGCGTTCCCCCTGTTAGCGGGAGGTAGTCAACGGATGCAGAAGGGTTTAGAAGTATGTTGGTTGAGCCGTCGCCGACCCAGAGCTTTTCGTCTGTGATGTTTACACCTAGCTCACCTTCGGAAAGTGTCGGAGTGTTGCCCGAAGTGGTACTCCGCTTAATCTTAACGGTATTAGCCATGTCTTAAAATGTTCCACAATCTATAGTGACACTATCTGCTGTTCCCATGGTAATTGTCCCCCCCGTTATGTTAACGGCTGTACTGGCTTGAGTTGCTATAGAGCCAAGGCCAAGGGAAGTGCGAGCTTGTGCTGGCGTTTCTGTGTCAAAGTTACTGCCATTGCCAACTATAAACTCGTTGTTGGTTGGGGTTAATCCGGCTATGTCCGCCAGTTGTGCGTCGTAAGCCTGAACATCTGAACCAATAGCAACACCCAACGCAGTCCTGGCAGCGGAAGCAGAGGTAGCCCCAGTACCGCCGTCACTAATTGCAAGGGTTCCTGTGATCGAGCTTGCGTCCAGCTTAACCGCAATCTTACTGGATTCAATTACAAGTCCGCCGTTTGTCTTCAGGTCGGCACTTAAAACTACACCGCTTTGCGCTATGCCATCCCCGGCAGTTATGGAGCCTGAACCAGAAAACTGCGTCCATCCAACGCCACTAAACGTGTCACTTGAAAAGGTGATGTCTCCGTCTGTGGTGCAAACAAAACCGCTGTCAGCGTTGGTACTCCCTGCCTCAACAAAAACAAATGCAGCAGAGGTGATTTCGTCGTTCTCATCAAAGTCCGTTGCCCTTGTTAAGACCCAAGCCGCACTCCCTGTCCCGAGGGTGGTTACAGTATATATTCCGTTATGGGCGTGAGTCTCCGTTCCTGACCCCTGGTGCTGCACCAGAATCCTGTCATTTAAGGCAACGGCAACGCTATCAATTGTCAACGCACCATTAGCATTTGCCGTTAGTGTCGCCCCATCGCCAGATGTGCTGTCAGGCTGGGCATAAGTACAGGCGGGCAAGTCGGCTGCGGTTGCGAGCCTCACGCTCTCCTTGACATCCAACCCTTGGGCCTTTGAATCTACATAGCCTTTAGTAGCGGCATCGGTGTCAGCATTAGGGGTTGCGAGTGATGTGATCCTCTTTGAGTTAAGGCTTAAATTGTTGGCTGGAGCCGTGATCCCGTCTAGTGCAGGCAGCTTTCCAGCGGCTATTGCCGTGGCGTTCCATGTTCCATTGGCGATAGTGCCTACCGTTACAATCTGTGCGGAACCAGTCCAATCATCCAATCCATCAGGGGTAACTGCCTTGGTGGTGCTTGTTCCCGTATTGGTTTCTGCGCCAGTCGCCAACTCAACGATGCCCTCCTGTGTGGTTGAGGCATTGTCAAGTCGCCCAACAGGAACCGTGCCTGAAGTTAGCTGGGTTGCGTTAAGGCTGGTCAGCGCGGAGCCATCACCCGTAAAGGCGTTACTGGAGCTAGACATGGTTTTAGCCCCGGTAATGGTCTGGGCTGTTCCTTTGTCCACGAATGCCCCGACACCTCCTATAGCATTCTTGCTGCGTGAAGCGTCAGTTCCAGAGCCGTGTCCTATGTAAAAGATTTCGCCAAGTTCGTCATATGCTACCTCGGCTCTGGCTAGAGAGGATGGCGCACCCGCCGAACCCGTCTGCCGTGATTTAATTTTTAGTACGTTTCCCATTAGAATGATCCTCCACCTATAATTTTATTTTCCACTTCTTGTTCATTTAGTGTGCCTACTGCGTCGCCTTGGATGTTCAATATCGTTTTTAACTCTTCTGCTGTAGCACTTGTCCCGGCAGCCCCGGCATTCCCGGTGTCGCCTTTATCGCCCTTATCTCCTTTTTCTCCTTTCGCCCCCGTGGTTGACTCAATCTCTCCTATCTTGTCCCTGACCCTGTCAAGAACAGCCACGGTGTCTGACCACCAGCCCTTCATCCGGGCCTCGGCCTGATCCGGCAGTTGGGGAAACTCACCCTCGTCCCGCTGGATTACTGAAGAAGACTTTTGGGTAAATGCCATACTTAATCTTCAACCATATAGGTAGCGGTAAATTTAGTGGAGGTGACAACATCAACCTTAACCGTGGTGTAACCTTTTTCTCCAGCGGTGATTGCTGCGACTGTAAGGTTGCCAGCTAGACTTGTTGCTGCGGCGTTAGCTGCTGATGTAAGCGTTAAAACACCTCCCCCGGCAAAAGTGATTACATCACCGGACGCCAGCGCAGCAGCCAGTTTCTCTACCGTCACCGTGATGCCGTTTGCAACTGCATGGGCGGAGCCTGTTACCACTTTTTTTGTTGAAACTAGGATAGGTGCATTCAGGCTTATGGCCGTGCTGACTGGAACCAGGGCAAGTGTGTCTGCCGCAGCGGAACCGTGTTTATCTTTCAGCGTGGCTATGTTTGAGCCGTCTGCGTTTATCAAGTCTACAAGGACTACATTCTTCCCTGCGCTCGGTGCTGTAATCAGAGTGCCAGCGGATGTTACGCTTGCCACGCTGACCGTTCTTGGTACTGATATTTTATTCGATAGTATCATGTCGTGAGTGTTCTTATATTATTTAGTGTTACAGTTCAATTAGAATCCAGAAACCCTGGCTAGAATGTCCTCTTTGCGCGGCTTCCGAAAGTCAGAAAACACTTCCCGGCGTAGTCTGGATTTAACAGATGTTGCGGTAGGGGCCTTGTCCACCTTGCCTTCGCTTGGCGTTATCCCCAGTAAAGTGCCGTAATCGTTTATGTTCCGTATGGTCTGCTGAACCTGTATTTTCCCCTCTATCCCGCTTGTTTCCTCAATGCTGTTCAAGATATCCATATATTCCAACTCTGTCGGCATGGTCTGGTAGATGTACCGAAGGGGGTGATATGCCTGAAAACTGCGCTTAACGGTGTCAACGGGATCTGTTTTACCCATAGCCTCTGCTTCCTCGACCGCCCTTCTCCACGATTCATCGAACCATTGCTCATCGTCCACGACCGCCGCCATCAACATATCGCTAACCCAAGGGCGCATTCTGGTGGTGGTGATACCCCTTGTTCCAGAGAAGGTTCGGACATCGAGATCCAGATATCGGCCAGCAGCCCGGAGGAAATTGTTAGTCCCGATACGCTGGGCCATTGCATATTCAGTTTCAAACAGGGGTTCCCCGCCCATCTTGGCCATCGCATTATTCATTATCTGCCCATATTGAAGGAACCCGGCCCCCCCGTAAGCGGAAAGCAGGGGCCTGTAAATGGTGGCGTAGGTGGCGTTCTCCGGCCTTTGGATTGCCAGCGCGGTCAGAACCCTTGTTGTATTACGAAACGTGTTCAGGGCGTACACACGGCTATCTATGCTCAACTCTCGTGCTGACTCTGAATTGAGGGTGGTATTAAGAAACTCCCCGCCCAGCCCGAATATGCCTACTCGATCAAACCGTTCGGCGGCAACCTGTAGGGAGTTGTACGGATCAGTCTGTATTTCCTTGATGCTGGGCATTCCGTCTCCCTTAAAGAACAAGCCCTTACCTGATTGCAGGCTACTCTTCTTGCCCACTATCTCCTCGTCATATTCATCCCGCAACATGGCGTAGATCATACCTAATGGCAAAATCGCTTGGTAAGTCTTCAGGCTCTCAATGGTTCCCAGAAATGCACCGTGAGCGTCACGATCCTTGGCCATTGACTTATTGATATCCACGAACTTCTGCCAAGACCACCCAAGCAGGGGCATTGCCATATAGCCGAACGAGTTGTTCAGGAACATGGGGGATCGGGTGGTCACATCGGTTTCTAGCATCACTTGAGAGGTTGTGGTGTGAGCTAAAGCCATAAGAAGGGAGTTTTCCGGGGCATAACTGGCGGCTAATGGGTCAGCCTTTGAGTCAGTTTTCCTTCTCTCAATGTAATCCAAGGCCACCTTTTCTAGGTTGAACCCACCCTCAACCAGAGTGTTGTACATATTGTGGTAAGCCTTTTTATTGCTGAAGAACAGGAACGACCTCCCGTATCCCATTTCATTAAGAGCATTGTTCAGGCCTTCTGCCCCTAGCGCGTTCTCGTTGAAGATCATCCCTTTCTCTTGATATACCTTCATCGTTTCGGGGTGTGCCTCGATGTAGTCTGCCGCATTGGCCACAAAGTTTCGGAACATTTTCCAGGTGGTGATGGTGTTGGCCATGGCTGACTGTTTTGCAATCTGGCTGAAAATAGCCTGTGGCCGGAAGGCCGGGAACGCTCCCCTTCCTTCTTCAGGTCGGCCTTTACCGGCTTCTAGGAATGCCCGGATACCCCTTGCCGTGCGCTCTACCCCCCTCGTGAGCATATTCTGGCCTATCATTTCATCAGACATATTAGACCTGAACTCTGTTGTGAGCCGCTTAAACCATCCCCCTTCTAGGGAAGCGGTGGCGTCATCCAACCCAAGCTCCATCATCTTGGCCATGTCATCATGCGCGAACTTGATGCTCCTGTTGAACACCTGAAAGAAGCTGCCTGCCCCGATCCCGAATGAGCCTGTGATATTCTTCATCATCATCTGGAACCCGAACTTGTTGAAGCCCATCTTCCTCCAAGGTTGCTCAACGATGGCGATAGTATCCACCAAGGCTGTGCCGGGAGACTGGACAATCAACCCGGTGAGTGCGCGGATCAGTTCGTTCCAAACGGTAAATTCCAGGGCAGAGTCCCGCTCCTTGGCCAAGTAAGCCTTAAAGGATGATTCGATTCCGTCTATGAACCTTCCCATGGAAATTGATTTTCGCAGGAATTTGCCGGTATACTTGGGGCCATACTTGCTTTGCTTGTCGGCTGCCAACTCATCATACCTCTTATTGTAAGACCTTTTACCCCAGTTAAGCCAAGCTGGCCCTAGCCTACTGAGCAAACCCATCTTCCCAATCTCGGCTTCTATTTCCTCGTGCAACGCCATAGCTGCACCTATGTCATTACGGGCAAGGGCAAAGTCGTTATGTACCTGCACCATGTCCCTGCCGAATGCGGCTTCAGCGGATAGGTTCTTTACAAACTGATACATCCTGCGCTCCGTGAAGTCTGCGTAATCAACCCACTCAAGGGGGAAATCATTGAACTTGCGGGCGTCCATCATTACATGAATAGGAACAGCAGCCTTGCCTCCAAGGAAGCCGCTCTCTTTGTTTTGCTGGTCGACCACGGAATCGAGCTTGTCGAAGAAACTCTGGAACCTGTTTACGATGCCAGCTTGAAACCTCCTGACATCATCCTTCTCTATCCCTGCTCTTTCTGTAAGGGAGTTAAGGAACCCAACCATGTTGCTCCCACTTGGGCCTACGTTTTCCTGTAGGGAATCCAGCACCCACTTTCTGGGAAGGACAGATCCGTCTATGTCGTAAAACACGCTGCTTCCGGGCCTGAGAACAATGGGAAAAACAAATTCGCCTACAACTCGCAAGTCCCCAAATCTGTTCGCCACATAATCATTGAACTCTTCTTCAGTTAAATTGTTTGCATCCGGGCGTTCTGATACCCCAGCGAGTTCGCTTTCTTTCCTTTTGTTATGACCCCATACAGGTGACATGAATCGCCAAACATTCTTTGCTGTGTCGTTTGTGTGCCTCATGGTGGTCGTCAGGCTTGATCCAATTCTCTCCCTGAAATAACCACCCTCGTCGTCGTAAACCATCACTCCCATTTTCGAGGCAACATCAGCTATCTGTCTGGAATTAACTGCCGTCTGTTTATAGAACGCCCGAAGCTCACCTCTAGCTGCGTCAATAGCTGGCTTCATTATGGGGTCGGACGAGATTTTACTGTTCAGCCAAGACTCGATCAACCTGTCCTCGCCTGTCTCGCGGTTTGGCGCGTCATTGAGTATGTCTCTTCTGTGGTGAAAGTATTGCATCGCAGGGCCATACATAACCCTCTTGAATGTCTTCAGGTCATAGTTAAGGCCTGCGTCCTTCATCTTGATTCTGGCCTTTTGAAGCTTGTTACTCCACAACTTGCCATTGCGGATTGCAGACTTACTTCCGTGGCCAGCATATGAAGCTATGTAATAAGCAAACCTTTTAAGTTGTGCCGCAATCTTGGATGCCGCAGGCGTTCCCACCGTCTCCAGCCTGTCAGTTAAGCTTCCCATAAGGCGAACGACAAGGCTGTTGCCTAACTCACGGTGATATTGAATGGCCTGCAACTCAGTCATCCTGTCCACCATGCGCTTAATCATGTTGTACTCGCCACCTCTGCGTTCTATAGGCTGGGCCAGCAGCCAAGCGTTCATCTTCTCGATGTCCCTAACAATCTGCCCAATGTTCTTTATGTCCATCAGGTCAAGCTTGCTATGATTCTTCGGATTCTTTAGTTCGTTCAGGCTGGCCGCTGGGTTTGGTGGCACTACATACACGGCCCCGTCTATGGCTGCCCACTCTTTCCATTGCTGCCCACCCTTTCCATCCTTGGTGGCTAACCAATTAGGCAATACGCTTTCTTTCCCGAAGATCGCACCAACCTCTTCCTTGTACTCTGCAATGGGGTCAGTCAGTTTTTCGTATAAAGCATTTCTCCTTTCATACTCGTCCAAGTCCTCACGAGTGGCTTCGGATACTTTTTGGGCCTTGGCTATTTTATCTAATACCTTTCGCAGTTTAGTTGCTATCCTTTCAAAGGGAGCGTCTGTTCTCGTACTGCTGTTTACCTTTGTGTTCCACCCATTAAGTGCAGCCTTCACGTTCCCTGAGATGGATGCGGCAAGAGCTTTGTTGAACGCCTGCTTCATCCCTTGCATATCTTCCCTGCGTAAGGCGAGCAGAGCCATTGCTGTTTTCTGGTTTCTTCCAATGGATATGGCCAACGCTAGGGTGGCCGGGTCATTGAGGATGTCAGTTACAGGGTTGCCAAGTAGGGCTATCTTCTTCTGTATTGACTTGGCAGTACCCCTTCCCCACTCGGTAATCTCGGTTGAGAGATATTCAAGGGCATCAATAAATTTATCACCCAGCCTTTTGTTTCTAGCTGTTTCAATCTCTTTTGCTGTTGCCTTTAATCCAAGCTCCTTCAGAACCCTGGGGATGGTCTTATCAGTTTTCTCTGCCATCCCGTTTATCAGTTCATTTGAAATCCTGTAGATATGATCCTGCATAACCCCAAGATCCTCATACTTGGTGGTCAGCTTTATAAGGTCTTCGTGTGCTTTCTTGTTTTTGTTTACCGAGGAACCGGGGACGCTTTCTGATAGCTCAATATTAGCTTCGTCGCTGAGATTCTTGAGTCTGGTTTCAATGGATGACAGATGCCTGTGAAGCATGACAGCGGCAGATTGTTTTGCCTCCTCACCTTCAAGGTCTTGCATCTGCGTGTTGGCAAGCGATTCGTCCTTTGATGCCTCTATGGCTGCCTTGATCCTGTCACTAGGAAGTTTCCCGTTGGTAAGCAGGTTTACGAATTCCTCCCTGCTGATCCCGGAAAACCGGCTGCCTCCTGTGCGCCTGAATGTGTCGTGCAGGCCGATCAGTATTTCGTTAAGAGCGTTATCAGATGCTATAATCCTTTGCGCTCTCATCCTTGATGCAGCCAGATCTTCAGGTGAAAGGTCATCCCTCTCCACGGTGAACCGTATCCCGGCCCATCTGATGTTATGCTCAACTGCCTCTGGCGAATCTCCAACCACCAGTTTGTATTCCTTGCTGAAACCGGCTAGGTCATATATCGAATCAATTACGGAATCAGAATCCTCAAGCTCCATTGAGTCCATCCGTTCGCTGACAGAATACTTATACCCAGAAACCCAGCTTAAATATGCCGGAGCCTCATTGCCTGTAAGCATTGCCTCGACCTGTGCCTTGAAATAGTTCAGCGCAACCTCGCCGTCGTGACCCATCATGCGATGGAAAGCCTGTTTAACGGCCAGCATAAGGTTACGGAAAAACCTGACAATCTTACTAGCTAGAGTGTTAGCCGTTGTCGGGTCAAAGTTCTCGCTTATCAACGCTTGTGCAATAGCTTCAACCAACCTCTCCTCCTGTTCGATCTCAGCATCAAGTTCGCCAGCTTCGTCCAATGGGATCCTGTACTTGCGTCCCGGTATCTTGAGGACTGAATCGTTGAGCTTGGCAATGGCAGCCAGCACCCGCAGCCTAGCCTCTTTGGGCATATCCGCTGTCGCAGCGTGGCCAATCTCGTGAAGCAGGTCGTATAAATTCTGTGTGGTTGCGTTCTCCAGAGAGTTCATGGCCAGCACGATGATCGGCTTTCCATTGGCGAACCCGAACATTGCCTTGGCTTTAGTCGCTGCGTTGGCAAACTCTCTTTCAGTCACCTCCACCTGCACACCCAAGGTGCGTAGTCGTTCTATCAGGTATGCGAAAATCTTGTTTAGCTTATGCTGGGAAACTCTTGGGTATGCGCTGTGAGGCCTGTCTGGAGCATTGCGATCTCTGGTGATGTCCGGCCCTGACGAGGGTTGGTTAACCAGCATTTTCTTCTTGGTCTTCTCGTCTACAAAGTATTCAAGCGGATCAAGTTTGTTAGCTTTTCTAAAGGCAGGGTCTTGGTACTGCTCGGAGGTCATCCGTACCGTCTCGCCGTCCTTGTTGATTTCGTTGGCGACGAACGGTTTGGGAGCAGGTGCTTCCTCTTGTTGTGTTTCAGTTGCCCCACCAATCTCTGCCGCTGCCTTGGTAATTTTTTCTATGTTTCTCTCTACCTGATTGTAGCTTTCAGAAAACACATCACCCTTCAATACCCCCGATTTAATTAGAACTTCCTCTTTTATAGTCTGTCCGTAGGCAGCTTCCAGAGCTTCTGGTGTGACAGGGATTAGTACAGGATCGAAAGTGTCCTTGATAACTCTGCCTTGACCCTCCATTTCAGGGGCCTCGCCAATGTACCTCTCTCTAGTTGATTCAACCTCACCAGCTTCCGGCGCGTCCTCTATCAAGTTGGTTTGTGGATCATCTACAACATAAGTCTTTCCGTTAATATTTACGACTGCAACCCAATGGGCTATATTCCCTTTTCCTACAGGGCTTTTGGATGTGATGACAGCATAAGTTACAGGTATCCCCATGTCCTTGAAAAAGCGCATCACCTTCCCGGAGCAGTTTTCGCATAACCTGTCGAATGTTGAGTAACCGGAAATACTGCCCGTCGGGCCGCCTAACCCTAGAGGAACAGACATGACAGGCTCCCCTGGTGGGAAGACAACATCCCAAGCCTCCTGTTCTTCTTCGGCAACAGTATCCTCTCTAGAGTTCGGGTCTGACTCTTCCTTTTGCTTTTTGGCAACCAGATTATCTAGCTGCTGGTTTGTGTCGTCGCGATTGAGTTCTTCGTTGAATGCTTCTGCTCGTATTTGCTCGCCAATAATTTGAGCAGAGTCGCTACCGAGGAACGCCTCAACGAACGCTTCTTTTGATCCTGCGTTTTCTTCATAAATCTTTAGTATGTGATCTGTTAAAAATTCTACAAACCTTATGCCCTTGGTTGCGGAAGCCTTGCCTAGTGTTTCGACAAGGTTATCGAGTTGTTCGTCCGATTCTATAACCTCGTCAATCGCCTCTTCGACGCTACTGATCGAATCTTCCTCGCTTTGCACCACAAGGCCCGTTTCCGGGTTCACCACAACTTCTACAGGTGTGTCGTCTACCTTGTTCAGTATGTCGAAAACATTGCCAGCACCTTCTTCCGTCAGGATTTTAACTTCTATATCTTCTACAATTTCTTCAGCCTCGACGATAGCTTCTGCCGGGGTAACTGGCCCTTCTCCTATTTCTGTTGGTTCGTCAACGGGGGAGGTTCGGCTCGCGGCTCTTGCTGCATCTGTTTCACCGAGGCGAATACCCGTCCTTGATACAGTCCCAGCATCAAACACCGGCTCAACCTTCTCGATGATTGCGTTCAAGGAAACCGTTTTACTAATCGGCCCCTGAGACACTTGTTCCATGAATGCAGGCGTATCGACAACCTCCCGCTTTATGGGGGCTACTATGTTCTCATACTCTTCAGCAGACTCTATCTTGTAGTTAAGCCTGACAGCCGGGTTCCGAAGTCGAATCGCAGCAAACGGAATAAACCCTTGGGCCAGCAAGTCCTCAAACAGTACGCCTTCGTAACCAACATTGTCATTTGGATCTGTCTTTGGCGGCACTAGGCTGTAGCTGGTTTTGTCCTTCCCGCTGCGGCTTATCCCTAGCACCCATATCTTTCCATCTGGGGCAATGAATGAAATTCCCCTGCGGGACACTCCAGATGTTCCACGGACATTTGCGCCCCTTGCCAGTTGGGAGGCGAGTTGTTGAGCCAGCCTTGTTCTTTCCTCTTCGCTCGTGGCTTTTTTATATTTATTTAAAGTCTCTGTCGCTTCCCTGCCCCACTTGGTTGCTTGGGTTGTGTCGTTTGTTCCTACCTCATAGTAAGCTGGCCCTGCCTTCAGTTCCCTGTCTTGCTTGTTTGTGTCTCCCCTTCCGTATTCGGCCAGCCCCCGGTCAGAACCGAAGTGGGATATGATCTCAACATTCCTGACATCCAGCGGATCACGCTTGCTGGCATCCCGTAACTCGCGTTGTGTGTTAGTGACTTCGTTATTGGCATCAACCCAATCATCAACAATGGCATCGTTCTGCGCCTTCTTGGTATCTTGAATATCCGTTTCCGGGTCTAGCGCCTCTTCCTTCGTCAGGCCACTTTCTACACCGATTATTAGCCGCTTATCATTGCTTAACTTTGTGTTCTCAGACTTTAATGCATTGGATTGTTTTCGGAGATTATCTTTTGTGCTTTGTTTTACAGCTTTGCTGATCCTTTTCTCAAGGCTGTCTATCTTCTTTATGTTATTACTAATCTTTTTATCCAGCCTGTTAACAGCGTTAATGTTGGCTTTTTGTTGATCTAGTTTAGTTCTTTCCTCTGGAGACAGGCCCTTTAGAGAGTCAACCAGTCTGTCGAACTTCTTGGTTGCGGCTGTTTTTTGCTCTTCGGCTTGGTCAAGGGCTTGCTCTATTCCGAGGGTTTGTGATTTCTTGGCGTTCTTCTCTGTGTCAAATTCTGCTGCTGTCTGTTGCGCTTTTTTCTTTGTTGCGTGTTTAGCTTCCAGTTCTTCGACCAGCTTTCTGCGGGCCTCTATTTCTGACAGGATGGATTGTCCGGTTCCCTTGAATACCGTTTCACCGGCAGCCACACGATTCTCCAGCCTCTTGATGAGCAGCTTTTGGCCTTTGATTGCGGCGTTCAGTTCGCCTGCCGTTAATTGATCCGGGCCTCTTACAACTGTTTCAGCTTCCCTTATTCTAGCGATGTCAGCCTTTATTCCGGCAAGCTCCTGTTCGGCTCTTTCTAATTGAGTCTTTCCTTCAATGGTTGGAAGGATTCGGACAACCCCCCGCGTTTTCCTGTGTTGCTCCGTTGCTGCTACAGCTGCTTTAGTTTGTGTTTTGACCGGAGCTTTTTTTGTTGCCGGTTTCTTTTTAAGCCCCGCAATTTCACTCTCTACCCTAGCCTTGCGTCGCTCTAGGGAGGTCAAGTCTTGAGCAGTCCCGACTGTCCTTGCCCCACCTAATCTTCTTGGAACTAGTTTTGCCGGGGTTGGCCGGTGTTTGTTCCAGTCCGTGTTGCCTTCCGTGTATCGAACCAGCCTGCTTAACTGGTCAGAGGTTAACCCGACGGCTGCTGCGGCCTGCCCGGAAGTTACTCCTCCCTCCAGTTGTTCCCTAGTAATCTGAACTAGTTCTGCGTGGCCCTGTAAGTCCTCCTCGGAAAACTCGCTGGTGTCTGTCGTCTCTAATGCGGCCAGCCTGTCCAACAGTTGAGCTTCCATCTGGTCGCGAAGTTCCTCCAGCGCGGCGCGGTCATCTGCTAGTTCTTGGTGTAAGTCATCCCAATACTTTTGTTTCTCTGCCGTGTCTAGTTCTTCCTTCTCAAGCTCTTCAAGCTCTGCAAGTTCTTCACGCAGTCTTGCGACCAGCCGGGTTTCAATATCTAAAGCCTGCTCTGCTTCTTCTCTTCTGGCTTCCGGGTCGAATGTTTGCGGGACATCAAGAAGGTCAATGTCCGGCGTGGCCCGACCCACCTTTGACAGTCGCTGGTCTATGCCTTCGATCTCTGCGTTGATGGCCTGTATTCTTCCAGCTAGCTCCCCCCGTCTGCCAACAAGCATCTGTTCGTAGGCAGCCCTTTGATCCGGGTCAACAGCAGAATCTTCTATACCGGCTTTGGCCAAGTTGATATTGTTGTTTACCTCCATCAACTCGCCTACAAGACTGTTGCGTTCCTCTAGCAGTTCGCCCTTGTAGTTTGCGAAATTCTCTTCCAGTTCTGGGTCAAGCTCCTCCTCTGCCCCTATTATGTCTGCCGGTGCAAGGCTTATGGTTGACTCTACGGCGCGGCTCTTCCGTTTCTCCGGGTTAGCGATCTCTCCCAGCTCCGTGTTGATTACGTTGGCTGCACGGTCAGCGGCAAGGTCTGAGTCGGCATTAAAGATTTCAGCCTCAAATATCATCTGGGCATCAGGGTCGTTCCCTATTACCTCTTCGTGAGCCTGCCGAAGCTTCGCCCATGCCTCTTGATCTTGCCCGGTTGGATCGTCCTGCCGCTGAAGGGCCACCATCATGGCAAGCTTGGTTATGTCACCCTCTCTGCCACCCTTGTACCGCCCCCTGGCGTCCGTAACCGTTTCTTCACCCTCACCGGGGACAAAGCCTTCATCCTCCACGAACCTTCCAGCTTTCTTGTCCTCTAAAAGCTTTGCTTTCCGGCTTAATGCAGATGTGATGATGGACAGAAGCCCACCGGACACACCTCCGGCAGCCGCATCGCGTTCTAGATGCTCATACATCACCCTGTCGGGGTCATACTTAACGATGTTGGCTGCAATGATGTCCCCGGCAGCCGATTGCATTGCTTCCTGAAGGGATTCCTCCAGTATTTCTGGTGCTGCATTGGCGAGGTAGTACATCAATGTCCCACCACTCGCATTGTCCAGTCGGTTAAGCATTCTTGCCAAAGGCATTGCCTCGCTTGTGCCGACAAGTCCGTTAAGTAGATAGGATGATAAAGCTTGTTCAGGTGTTGCTCCGTTAGCGAGGGCGTCCTTATACCCTGCCGTGGCGTTTGCGGCTGAACCTAGAGCAGCAATACTACCGGCGTTTATTTGCCTAGCCTTCTTCTTTAAGTAACGGTCGCTTGCTCCTTTGCCCGCTTTCTGGGAGATGTTTTTGACTGCCGGGGAGTGCAATCCGCCGGAAAGCACCTTGGCCATTCTATCGCTTTCCTTTGTGGCAACCCTAGCCCCTCCCTTCGCCAGCATCCCACCAGCGGCCGTCCTTACCCCCATGCCCGTTAAGCCACCTGTGGTAAGGAATCCTACGCCTGAACCAAATGCACCGGGAACTACCGTAGTCCAAAAGTCATCGGCCATGTTCTCGGCCTTGGCTTCCGCAACCTCTGGTGCTGCCCATTCGCCCACGCCGCGAATCCCTTCAGCTAACTGGCCCATTAAGGTTTCCCGATAATCGGTAGTCCCCACACCCAGCCCCCGCCCAAAAGTTTCAGCCCGCGCTATGCCTACCGCCTCGGGGATTGAGGCGATTGTTCCTGTCACCCCTTTGATTAGTGATCCAGCAGCTTGCTTGGCCCTATCCCCGGCGGTTACAGGGAATGCGTGGTCATAGATCCTCTTGTAGTCTTGTGCGAAATCCGGGTAGGTCTTTAACAGATTTGGAAGTTCATTGGCGTACTCCTCTGCGTAAAGCAGGGTAATGCTGTCATCAGTTCCCGTATAGGTAGGGTTCTGCTGGCGGTAGAAATCTACTATTTGGTTTGCCATGCAACTTTTCTGTTAGTGTTACCTCTGTTCTGCGCCCAAGCCAGGGATTTTCGCGCCTGTCTGATTCTCTGCCTGCTTCTTCATTCTCTCAAGCGCGGCGTCTATATCATCTATTTCCTTAAATAATCTTATGGCCGTTTCCTTATTAGTTTCTAGTTCGTCCCTTCCAAACGGTTCCCACCCCCAATTTCCGCCAACTTCGCCTGCCTCAACTGTGGTTTGCCACACCTTTTTCCTCGGGCTGACTGTTATGCCACTTGCGGAGCGGGCTGCGCCTATGCTGCGAAGTTCGCTTTGCTTTTCCGCTTTCAACGCCTGTGCGCTCGACACGCCTCTTTTAATCAGCTCGGCCGGGGGAAGGCTGCCCGGAGAAGCCCAGTAACCAAAGTAGTCACCCCTTCCCTCTGGTGCGAAAAGAGATCTCCTGTAATATTGTTCAGCTAACCGTTGTCTGTCCTGCGATGGCTCGCCCCCTTCTACCGTTACTACTGGAGGAGCAATCGGCGGAGGCAAAGGCGCAACACTAGAACGAGGATCACCGGGGAATGGGGCCGGAGTGCGTTGGCTCTGACCAAGTCCGGGGAGTTCAGGTCTTTTCTGTTGCCCGAGTCCCTGCCCCTGCCCGGTCTGCCGTTGGCTTTCTTGCTCTTCTCCCTTGATTATAAATTCGTTTAACCAAGAGTGAGTATCTTGACGCAGGAGAGGTCCAGCAACTGTTTTTGGATCCATCAATGTACTTATTTCATTCAGCATTTCTGGCCACACCTTGGCAAATGTTTCTCTTTGGCTGGCCTTGTCCCTTTGGCTTATTGTTAATTCTAGTTCTTTGTTAAGCCATTCAAGGGCGGCTGTATTGTCTTTAGTCATGGGCTTGCCAGACTGAGCTACCTCCGACAACTCTGACCTTACCTCTTCCTTTGCGAATTCATACAAGGCAGACAGCTTTATGCCCTGTTCCATCGTTAAATACCCCATGCCAGTACCCGTGCCTCTTGCGTCGTAGGCCTTTGCAAAAAAAGTTGTCGGGTTCTGTAGGAACAACTGTGTCCGAACTTTGCCCAGATCTTCCCCGTCTGCATTCATCATGCTGGTAAATTCCGGGTTGTTCATCAATCTTCCAGCTATTTCCAAATGACTGGCCGTTTGCCCCCTGAGGCCCTGTGCTACTCCCATCATGGTAGGCCCAATGGACTGGTAAGCATATTTCCCTGCTATGGCTTGTAACTGGTTTAGCCTTTTCAGGTTTTTCTGATAGGACGGTAATTTTCTAATGCGGTTTTCCCGTTCAGTTTTAGCTATGGACTCAACAGGTGTCTGGAGTCTTGACTGTAATTCTAAAAGCTTTTCCGGTGGCTGTTCCTTTAGTGTTTCAAGGTCAAGTGGCCCCTGAATCCCTAGCACCTCTTGGTAGGCAGCTTCTGACGCATCCATCGGTAACTGGTCTATGTACTGCTTATTGGTCATAAACCAACTCCAAGGCCCAATGTTTGTTTTAGCAACCGCGTTCTGCCGAATAAGCTCATGCCTTGACAGTCCCTCGAAAGGTAGCCCCAGGGCAGCGGCTTCGTCTTTCAACTCTATAAGCTTCAAGCGTTCATTGTTTGTCTGAAGAAAGTTTCTCTGCTCTTGAATGACAGCGTCAGTCCTCATGTTGAGGCGGTTTTCCTTTTCTATCAGTCGCGTGTCAGCCCGATTCTCCCGGCGTATTTCAGCCTTCTCTGCCCTCGCTTCTCTGCGCTTGGCCTCATCCTCGTCAAAGGTATCGGCCATAAGGCCCATTGCCACATTGAATCCGTCGTATCCGTTAGCCATGTTATTGATTCTTTTGTTGCTGCTGCATTATGGCAGGCAGTAGTTTTTCGTTATACCTCTTTATGTCTTCGGCTCCCCACACAAATCTCCCTAGCTCTTCGTCGTTTGCCAGCACTAGGTATTCATTCTCATCCTTAATAAAGACTACCGGAGGAAGGGGTTGCCCCATTTCTGAAGCCCGGTCAACATCTGCCGCAGCATCAGCCCTAGTTGCATAGGACGGTGGTAAGATGAGCCTGTCACTAGGGACTTCTGTTAAAGCGGCGGCGTTCATTATCTCTTGGTCGGAAAACAGGAACGGAGCAGCCGCTGATGATCCGACAGTTTCAAGTGCGGCAGCCTGATTAGCCTGTTCAATAGCTTCCCTTGGCATTCCGCTTGGGTTGTTGAATTGCCATGCCTCTTCTTTTGAAGGCGGTGGTGGCGGCATATCTACTGCCGGGGTTCCAAAATAAGGAGAGTCTTTTGCCCCCTGCTTCCAACTGGTATCATCTTTTTGTCCGGGCGAAGTGTCTGTATCCCTGTAAGCCTTGATTGCCTTGTTCATTTCCTTCAAGACATCAACCAGTTCATTGCTTTGAGGTTTCGGCTTCTTTGGATCTTCTTGATATTCCCTTTCCGGCCCACGAAACTCATTCTCCGGCCCACGAAACTCATCCTGTGGGGCAGGTTCTTTCTCGGTTTTCTCTCCTGTTCTAGGGTCAACCCCTGCCTTTGTTATTAGGCTGTCTATCTGGGCGTTAAGATTATTTATCTCATCCTCTTTCGCCTGTTGCTCCGGGGTGAAGAAAGGTTCAATCATGCCGAACGGCCCAGTTTGGGGTTGCACCCTCGGGTCGGTGTATCCTGCCCTGAAAACCTCCTCACTCTCTGATGGCGCGCCAGCATCGTCTCCGTAGTATTCGCCCTCCCGCAACCCAGCTTCTTCGTCCCATAGCGGAGGAGTCTTTACGATTTGCGCTCTCCTCACCCTTGGAACAGGTCGGAGCTTGTTCATCCACACTAGCTTTTGTCCTCCTTTAATTCTGGCCATTTTTATTCCTATCCAAATATACTCATTATACCGTCCTTGCCGCCGGGTTCGCCCATACCCCCACTCGCCTTATACATTTGGCCAAAGATTTTACTCATTAACCCTGATTGTATCTGGCCTGTAGAGGCAACAGGTTTAAACCCTTGGAACGGTGTGTAGGTTTGCGGTATCGGTTGATTGATTGCCGCAGGATTCATCCACCCGGAACGCCTTAACTGGTATTGACCAGCCATATCAGAAGGCATGGTTGCATATTGACCTGCCTGTTGTGCCACTTGTGCCGGGATACCAAGATTAGACAGCTTCAATTGACGGTTTTGTTCCTTCATGTCAGCCACCCTTCCGGCCTGTGTTATGCCCATGTCACCGCGCAACTTTGCCAAAGCCTCAGACGATGCCAGACCTAATTGTGCCTCCAGCTTCCGCTGGCCAAGCCCCGTATTTGCGCTACCATACTTGGCAAGGTTCGCAGTTCTCAACTGATTCATCTGTTCCGCCGTTTGTGTTCCATAGGCATCTTCCATTCCGGCTATGTATTGACGCTCGGCTTCTTCTACGGGCCGGATGTCTGCAAGTTGTTGCTGTAGCCTCTGGCCGCTGAATAAGTCCACCGCCTCTTGTCCTGCTGCATCTACAGAGGGTTGATATCTGTCTCGAATATCGGTAAAAGTTGACAACGCCTCGTCAGGTTTCATTCCCTGATCGTAGGTCGCTATCAAGTCTTGGCCCATCTCCTTCTCGAACGGGACGACAGCTAAAGGCTCTAGCTTGGCTATTAACTCATCCCTGTTAAGCACTTCGATTGCCTTCTTATACTTTTTAGTGCCTCCGAATAAACCTGCCAACCCGCCTCTTTTCTTAATGCCGGATTCATACTCGGTTCTGTACGTTGGCTCCACTCCATACTGTCCAGCAACTTGCTTCAGCTTTTCGTCGCTCATGTACTGAAGCGTTCCCGGTGCATATTCTCCTCGGTACAGGTAGTTGGCGAAATTGGCAAACCCGTATCCTCCAGACGACATAAGAGCCTGCTTTACATCAAGGTTAAACGCCTTGTCTAGCTGGGCCATTATCCTGTCATAAGACTGATTCTGTGATAACGACGCACTCTTGCCCGCCTGATAAGAACTATAAGTCTTTGCCGCAAATGCGATTGCCGGAACCCACCAAGCCATTAGTTTGTCCTCCTTTTAGTTTCCATTTTAAATTACTCCGTAAACTTCAAGGAAGTCTAGTTCAGCTTTATAGTCTGCGCTAGTTCCCGTCTTGTAAAAGTAGATAGTAACACTAGAGGGATTTCCTCCATCAAATTCTGCAACGAATGTTTGCCAGGGCGCATACTTAATGTCAGTTGCTGCTGTTGCGGTGCTGTCGCTGTATGCCTTGCCTGAAGGAACCTGCATCTGTGGCATATCGTATGAAGGTGCTACCGCCGTTGACGCTTTATAGAACTGTACCCCTGCCGTTACCCCATAACCTGCAATCACCCTAGCCGTGGCGCGAACAATGATCTTACTGTACGAATTACTTGCCAAGGAGTAGCTGGCGATTTGCGTTGGCGAAGGAGCGGCCGATGTGTGTGATGACGAATCAGATTCAACTGTGGCAATCTTCACCATCTCGCCTGCTCCAGCAGATGCCGACAGGTTGCTTAACAGGTGGAACGCGCTGCTCCCGGCATAAGCTACAGCAATGATCTGGTTGCTAACCAAGTCGCCGCTGGTAAGGGTTGTGGTTGTTCCGTTCTTGTAGAGAGTACCTGTTGTCGTAACGCTTCCCGTCACCACTTGAATCTGCACACCCTCTGTGTTGGCTCCGTTTACCTTGATAAAGAACACACTCCCAACGGCTGGCGCAGCGTCTAGTTCGCTTAATGTAACCGTAATGATGTTAGCATCTGCGCTACTGTCTGTCTCATAGAAGATGGTCGACAACTTGTCGTATGTAACCGTGCCGTCAGTCAACGCGCTGCCATTAACCGTGCCGCTGGCTGTCTTTATGTTCCCACTAGAATCATGGGCGGCAAGTAGAAGGGAGTAATCCCCCGTGATGCCCGCCGCTAGGTTGGTTAGGTTGGCGTCCATCTCCGTTGCCGTGAGGGGGGAACCTTTAGTGAGTCTTTTAACTAGGGTAATTGAACTTGGCATTAGCTTAAAGCAGGTTGTCTTATTTCGCTTGCGCTTGCGACCAGCCCTACATCAAAGGTGCGGGCTGCAAGCCTTACATTCTTTTGTTCTGTTGCTGTAATTTCGTCCTGAAACAAGTGTTGCCTGAAGAAGCAAGGCACTAGGTTCCGTGTTGCTGGCGTGGTTATCTGGAAGCCATCCACCAATGTTGTCGCCGTACTGTAGGGGTTTGCATATCCATACACCTTGATAGTCAGCGTGGCGTTCTCTTCCTGTTGACTTGCTAACTGTAACAAGTAACCCCTGAAATCTTTTTCGTTGTAAGCATCCCCAAAGTTAGCCAGCCCCCCTTGCAGTTTGCTTGCGTAGCTGATTTTGCTTGTTGAGTAGTTGGATGCCCTCTTCCAGAATATCGCCTTCTTGTCTCCCCATTCAGATACTTCCTCATTGGAAAGCCCATACCGAAGTACGCCTCCCACATTTGTTCCCATGACAAACCAATCCTCGTTCGTTGAAGGGGGTTTCTTAACGCTTGCTGCTGCCGTAATATTGGTTGCGGTGGTTGACGCTGTGCCGTTCCTGTAATCGTAGCATATCGCACAATCATCCGTCAGGGAGCCGAAGCAAAACCATATCTCGTTGGTTAAAGTATTGTCTGCTGCAAAAACGGTATTAGTTGTTGATATGTCTGTCTGCGAAAACAACAAGTCCTTAACAGACGCCAACGCTGCCACCTCCTGCGGGCCTCCGCTTGACAGGTCGAACGAATAGAAGCTGTCCCTGCCTACATATACATGGGAATTCTTGAGGGGGATTAGCGTGTGCTTGTAGTAAAGGGCCTGCGAGCTGGGGGTCTTTATTACCCGAAACTTAAAGGGGATATTGGTGTTGCCCGTGAACTGACCCACGAAAATTGAGGTGTCCTTGTAGATGACCACCATGTTTTGGAGCGGAGCCATGTTGATAACACCTGACCCGTCATCTTCCAGATCCTCATACCCAACTATGCTCCCGATTTCGCCCGTCTGTAATACGGCTAGTTCTGATACCGTCGTACTTGCAGCATCGGCTATCGTTATAGTTTGGTTGGATGTAACTATCTCAATGGTACTGCTTAAATTTCCCCCGTTGGTTCCGGCTCCTGTTATGGTTATAGAGTCACCGACCTTGTAGGATTTTGCCGGATATTTAAGGGTAAGAACTCGGGAGCCTTCCGTTATGCTGCCCGGAGTGGGTGATGCCCATTTCAATGGCTCTCTGATTTGCGACCAGATAAGCCGAGTGTGATACCTTGTAGTGTTACTTGTAACCACACCGTAAGGACTTCCTCCTGCCATCCAGGTGTTAAGGTCGTCGATCAAGTCAAGGTTGCCCATCATTAGGATGCCGTTATAAACAGCCATGCAACCAACGCTAGCAATACCGTTCTCCCTTAACTCATACAGCGGGGTGACTTCCTCATGCTCCACCCGGTAGGAAACAGGCAGATCCACACCATTATTGAACACGGCATACCCATTTATGTTTACCGCCTGCCACCTGTTGCCAGATGAACTGAAGCCGCTGCCTATAGTGATCCAGTTATCCGGGGTGCTATCAACATATTCAGAGTCAAAGTAATCTCCGTTACCGTCTCCCAAGGCATAGGTTACATTGTCGCTTTTTTGGTAGCGGTAGAGATGGGTCTTGGTTCCAACAACGATGGCCACCTCGCCGTTAGGTCGGCGCACCATGTGTACTAGGTTGATCTCGCTAGATGCGGGGAAGGCGTTGCCCTGTGCATCGCTGGAGCCTGAAGGACTGAAGTAATCATAGCCCTCTCTCCTAACCTCCTGATCCAAGTCCCTGCGCCAGTCAAGCTTTTGGACATAGTTGGCGGGGCCAGCAAACTCCTTGGACAACGAGGTGAACAACTGCCCACCGTCAGTCGGCCTTGCTGTAACACTTTTGTACCTCGCCTTTGGCATTACGGTTTAACCCCCATATGCACCCGGTTTCTTCGGCTTCCAAGTTATAGTAGGCATCTTAAATTCCCCAGTAACCGGATCGAAGAACATCTGATCTCCAATTTCTGCGATAAACTCAACAGATCTAGTTGGCGGTTTAGTTAGCTTGTCATTAGCAGCTATGGCAGAGTCACCTGTATTCTTGACCGGAACTGTTTTACCTGAACCGGCTGCAACATCTTCTGTGACCTCTACCTTTTTGCCGGTTGCAGTATCGGTTAATATTTCACCGGCAGTTACAGCTTCATCTAGGTCTGCTGTAATATTTCCGTTGCTACCCGCATTTATTGATCCGCTTGATACTGTAATTCGTGTGCCTGTCTTAGCGTAATTAGTCCTCATTCCTCCGTGACCACTCACTAGCCATTGACCATCGCCCGTATTCCTTGAATCACAGGTAATATCCAAGACTACCTTCTTAGCTACGCTGTCGTTAGTAGAAGGTATCACTTCAACCATGTCAGACAAGACGCCGTTAGCGTTATCTACCAGTTTAAACGAACGAACAACGACTCCCCTCTGTGATGTGAAATTCCCAAGGCCGGAGCGACTCACCAACATTGTGCCGGTTCCTGTTCCGGGGTTGCCAGAGACAGTCATTGTAAACGTGTTGTTGCCTGTCCTTGTGACTGTATGGTTTGTATTGTAGGTGCTGGCATTACCAGACGAAACCCCACTAATTGTAACCTCATCATCAGTCTTGAACGGATGCGGGTCTGTTGTTGTTACTGTAGCTGTATTGCCTGATTCGGTAATCGAGGTGACAGCCGCAGTCGGCAGGGTATATGTCATCGTGTTTCCGCTAATTGTAATAGCCGTGTTTTCAGCTTCATAACTGCGGTCATTGGAATCAAATACCCCCATGATGCTAACCTTGTCAGTAGATGTCAGGCCGTGACCGGATGGCAGAGTGAACTGGGCCGAGGTGGCCGTGCATTGACCAGCAGTAGGAGAGGAGCCTGCAATCCGTAGATAAACCGGCCCCTTACTCTGCGTGACATTGGCTCTGTAAATAGACAGCTTGAAAATCTTACCATCAAATGCGCCGCTACTTGGGTCAGGTAAAGTGATTGTGCTTGAGGAATTGCCAGACGAAACAGCCACTCGATAGACCCCTTCTAGTGATTGGCTTCCGTTCGGAATAGCGAGTCCAGTAGGGGTGCTGTGTTCAGGGAAATTGCCAGATACGCTTGCGTTGCCGTTAGGGGCATTGCTTCCCGTGCTTTGCACATCAATGTTCTTTTCAAATATCTTATCAATCTTACCGAAAGGAATCTGGGCATCGTTGATTGACAGCTTGGCCCAAGGAATACTCCCGGCGAGCTTGTCCTGGTTTATGCTTCCGGCGAGCTTGTCGTTGGCTATGCTTCCAGCTAGGTCAGCGTTTGTAACACTAGAACCAAGATTCAATTTACTGTAGGCAATCGCGGCAGAGTTGGACACCTTGGCGTTGGTAATCGCTGCGTCTGCAATGTTGGAAACTGTAACCGCTCCCGCATTGCTGATCGTTGCGTCCCCGCTCATGGCGACTGATGTGCCAAGGCCAGTAGATCCGCCTACTAGAATTTGGCCGCTGGTCATGGAGATGTCGCTCACCACAACATCACTCTTCTCCTGCCATTTCAGGTAGGTGGCATCACTCGTGGCGTTCTCGTTCCAGATATAGAACTTGGCCTCCCCGCTAGTTCCCAGCCTGCGAACCCAGATGTAATCCTTCCACTTGGTAGTGGCTCCTGCATCCGGCACATTCGCACCGCTGGCCGTATCAGTTGTATTTAATAGACTCATGTTAACAATTCGTGCAAGTTGTAGTTGTTGTCGTCTCGCAGGCTAGGTTGTTAGGCCCTCCCTCTGGATTCCTTTTCAACACCTGCCTTCCAAAGCTGTTCAAGTATAACTCCTGTCTCTTTTTCTGGAAAGTGGAATAGTAGGACTCAAACAACTTCAGGTCTTTATCCACTTCCCTTGTTATCTTTGCCTTAACATATTCCCCAACGCATTCTGCCATCGGCTCGTCATAGGGAACCGTGTCTGTATCTGAATGGCTGGCTGTGAACCCGTCCCAATGTACCTCAAGAACCTCGTTGCGATCCATTTGTGGGTAGATGTAGAAGTCTCCCCCTCTCCCTATGGCTATGACCGAGGCTCCGTTATGTATCAATGGATGCGAACAGATAAGGTCATTGCGGTTGGCGTAGGAGTAGTTTGTTAATGGGGTTCGGTTACACCCTTCATCGTCTGTGGCTGGGGTAGCAGCGTCCTCGGCCGTGGTGTAGAAAATTCTGTATGCCTCTTGCGGTCTGGCTTCAGCCGGGAGTTGGCCCAAGCTGGCGTTTCCCTCCGTGGTCATTGGTTGATGGCCAGCAACACCGGCCAGATTGTACTTTGTGATATTACCCTTGCTGTAGTGTTCCACATGAGACAACACCTCGACAGTACCCAGCCGAATCATGCGATCCACATAGCTGGTGACACCCTGCCTAGACCCATCAACCGTAATAAGTTCTTTAACCGCAGTCTTAAATTCTGCCCAAGTCATTTCTTCTTCCTCCTTGTCACACCTAGCCTAGTTAAAATCGGGTGAATCTCTTCGTATCCAGGCTCAACTGTGCCTTTCCCAAACATAGGTTTCTTTGGTGCTGGCTTAACCAGAGGCTTAACGCTTGCCTGTTTCCGGCGGGGAACCTTACGAGTCTTGGGCTTGGGCTTGGGCTTTGGCGTGACATTCTTTGGAATTCTCCGGGCTGCGCGTTGGCTGCGGGAGGGTTGAGCGCCCGGCCAAGTTCGAGCCAGCTTACGCTTCGGCTTCGGCTTTGGCTCCTCCTTTGGTTCCACCTTGGCAGCAACCTTTGCGGCTTTCTTCTTCTTCTCGCCTTTAGGCTTCTTCGGCTCCTCCATTGTAACAACAACCCTCGGCCGAGTTCTTTTAGCCTTGGCTGCTTGTTGCCTAGTTCTTCCGCTTGCGTATTGTTTCTTGGGCATTGTTATTTTTGGAACATATTAGCTGCTGCTTCTCTGTTTTTACTTCGGGCCTTCATCTCTGCCTTGAATGTGTTCTTTAGGACTGTTCGCTCAAAGGGACTCTTCATTCGCAGTTCTCGTTCAAACGGGTCGCTAATAAATTCCTCAAGCCATCCCTTAAATGCCTTCTCTTCTGCTTGGGCAATGGGACTCTGCACATACTGACGGTACTTAACCTTGCCCACAACAGGGTCTATGTCCTCAACGACCAGCCCGCTCCACCCCTCTATCTTATCATTAGGCGTTATGTATTGCGTGTGATCCGGGTCAACGGCTTTACCTTTGGCGTCCACCTCTCTCCATTTTTTCCCGAACTTCCTGAATCTGAATGTCTCAAAGTTAGGTTTGTTTTCTATCCCGACATTCTCCCTCGCCATCAAGTGTATCCTCTCGCCTCTTGATGGCCCGTGTGGGATTAAGTGTGACCCGGTGTAGTGCAGCCCTCGGTTTTGGCTGTCCCAATTAGGGTCTAGCTCTGCAACATTCTGCTTCATAGGCGTGGCATAGGTTCCCGCAACCTGAAGCTTGGGTCGTCTATGCGGAACTTTGCGTTTGTCGGACATTACCCTCCCCAACCTCCTCTCCCAAGTGCAGCTCGTAGACCGTGGATTAAGCGTTCACGGGACAACCCGCCCGGAAGTACAGACGGGTATTTTGTTGCAACCCGGCGAGCCTGTGCTTTCGGTGGTCGCTGCGGGCGGTGCTGTGATGGGTGTGTTCTCCTCTGTGTACCAAGTTGGAGTCCAACCAGCCCCGCCGGCATTGCCCCAAACCACGAAGGCCCCATCTTACTGACTGATCGCCCCCCTCTTTTACGCAAAGGTGTTCGGTTTGGCCTAGATGGATTGATTTTTGACGGCGGCCTCTTTGGCCTTGGGCGAGGCTTTGTTGGCCGGGGCCGTGGTCGCAGGAGGTTTTCAATAGGCTTGCGAATTACCTTATCCTGAATCTTACCCTGAATCTTAACCAGATCACCAACTACTGGAATTTTGCTTATGGGTGGCAGGAATGGCAAAAGGTTCTGTGTTTCTCCATAAATAGAAAGAGGGTTGCCGCCCGCTACCCCTGCTATTCTCCCAGCATATCCCAATCCTTTTATTAGTTTATCTGCCACTTTTCCTCCTGTATTTCCTTGCCTTTTTCATCAAATCCTCTGCCAACTCGGGGTTACTTCCATTCCCTATGGCTGCTGCTTTGCATTGGCTGTATGTTGGGTTCTTTTCCTTGAGCAACTCTAATCCATATTCCCTCCAGTATTCCTGTTTGGCCTGCCTCTCTGCTAAAGTTTCAGGCTTTACGTTTTTTCTTAGGCTTTGCAACTTGTTTCACCTCCAGAACATCGTCCTCATCCTCGACTGACTCCTTGGGAGCCTGAACCTCCGCACGATCCACAGCTTGTTGTTCTGACACGCCGCTCAAGTTTGGAGATAAACTCAATCTCTCCGCTTTTTTTTTCAGGAAATCCCCGTAAGCTTCCTCAGAAATCTCCTTGATCTGACCATCTGATTCCAGCTTCTTCAGAGCTACTTGCTCCTCTTTGCTTTCGGTTGCATACACTCCTCTCCATCCACCTGACCGGACTGATACAGACTCAAAAGCAAATGTGAATCCATCCATCTTGTGGCCCACAACCGGGTTCCCGCTGTAGTATTTAGCAGCCATGAAGCTGAAACTAATTTTAGTGTTACATTTTGTCAAAGAAAAAAGGGGCCAGGGCTTGACACCCCGACCCCTCGTAGCAGAGACAGAACAGGTATGGAGCAAAAATTACTTCCCTTTACGTCTGCCTTTTTTCTTCTTGTACATTACAACGTAACCGTAGCCCATGCGCCCTCAGTTGTAAGTTCATTCATGTCTACAATCTCCATGTAAACTTCAATCTGACCGGCAGTTAGGGCATTAAGTTTACTAGATCCAGAGCTAACGGTGCAGGTTAGTTTGCCTCCCATTGTATGATGGGCATTAGCTATGAATCCGTAAGCATCACCATCACCTTGGCCAGCATAAGCATCCCATGATCCGACTGTAGCTACAGATTGGTTGTCAATGAAGTTGTCGGTATCCGTATTAACCCCAAAGTCAAATACAGCCGTATCTATGTTGGGTAATACTGGTGCAACTTTCGTATGGCAAACCACATCCCTAACCAACCACCCCTTTAGCAACCCTTTTTCGTTGGTTGTTCCGGGTTGGTATGCAACAGGAACCATAACAGTGGCGTATAGTTCGCTGGATTCTCCTGTGTAATCTGTGTAATCGAACGTAATTTTGTGCGTGAAGTTAGCATTCCTTACGTTGTTCTTAAGATCCGCAAAGGTTGAACTTGGTGCTGTTCCTATTAGTTTTTCTACCTTCATTGTTAATAAAAAGCTAGGGGCAGGGGCCGGTTAAGACCCCCACCCCGTTAGAATTATGTGATAGTTACATCGGCTCCAGAAACACTCACGCTAGGTGAGGCATCGCTGAAGTTTTCAACCAAAGCGTGGCGGTTGGTGTTTCCTACACGCACCTCAAATGTCTTACTATTTAACTGATAGTGGGAGACATTGGGCTGAATCACGCAGTTATAGAGATCATCAGCGGTATTGGTCTGACGCTTCACGCTCGCAGTCTTGAGGACATTGATAGCGATATCAGACCAGTCAATCAGCCAAAGCTGGCGACCCACATTCTTGGTAGAAGCGGCTCCGTCGTTGGCAGATAGGGTTGCCCCCAGCTTGTCGTCAAAGAAGGTGTCCGTGAAGACAGCCAAGCTAACTCCTTGATCCGGCAGGTCGTACTTGTTGTACTCAAAGACCACCTTGCCCTCGAAGGTAATCTGCTGCTTCGGCTGCATGAACAGCGTCAGGTCAGTAGAATACTTGGACTTGTAGTATTTGGTCATCAAGTCTCGAATCTTGGCAGAGGTGAAGCGATCCGTCATGGCGTCGATGGTATCCACCGTGCCACCAGAATTCTCGCGTTCACGCTTCAGCATATAGATAGTCTCGAACAAGACATCCAAGTTCAATGCCGCGCCAGCGTTGTCCCAAGTGCGGGAACACTCGTTCAACTGTGTACGAATACCAAGCGTGTTGGACTTGTACTCAATCGTCGGGGCAGAACTACAACTATCAGACCCAAACGGAGCCGTAGCACCAGCATTAGGATCAACAACCGTAGGCAGATTAGTGTAACCCTCTACTGTTTGGTTGCCGTTAATCCGCTGCCCGTAGAACACCGTGTTCGTAAAGGCGTGTTGCTGGTAGGCTTCCTGTTGCTTCCGCTGTTGGGCTAGAGGCAACTGCCGGAACTTCTTGAAATACTCGGAAGTTAACGGAGCTTGGAGAGCCTTGATATATTCCTCATTGAACTGAGTCGTGTGGCGTTGAGTCTGTGACCAGTATTCTATCAAGGTAAGGTCATTGACTGCTGGCCCTTGGTGACACCACTTCTCGTAGTCGCTCACCGAGTTGCCCATAATCATGCCGGTTCCCTTAATTAGGTTGTAACCTGCATCAGCCTTATCGCCAGCACTTACCGAACTCCATCCGGTGGAAAGAGAATCGCTTGCTGAAGATCCAGCGTGTTCACTAGGAGCCATGACAACCCTAGCCTTTGAGACGCCACCTGCGTCAGCATTCTCAGCGGCATACACCTTGTACTGAAGGTAAACCGTAGCCTTGTCTCCGATGGTGTTGTTTGCGCCAAGGTTATCGGCGTGACCATTGGTCATAACATTAACATATGCACCCGGATTGAAGTATTTCTCGATATTCTGAACCTGACTCTTGTTGAAGTTAGTGTTAGTCAGGGCATTTGCATTACCAGAAGGAGAGCCGTCAGTCCCGGCGTTCACCGTAAACACGATGGCCGAGTTTGGGATATAGCCATAAGTAGTGTGGGCGACCCCAGGTTTGATGTCCGCAACCGAAGTGAAAGCCGTGAAGGCTCCGCTTGAAACAGCAACAGACTGCGCCTCAATCTGGAAGTAGTTAAAGTTCAGCGTGTTTCTGCGCGGAACCAGAGTGAACGGTGCAATTACAGACTGCGAACCGCTACCGGATTTCTCGCCCAGAGCCACATGGCGTGACAATAACAAGTCATACAGAGATTTCTCGTGCATACCAGCAAGGCGAGCCTCGGCGGTCTGTGCGATGATCCTGTCCATCCCGACTTCCTTGGCCGCTTGAGCCTCAAAGTCGCTGCGTTTAAAGGCCGTTATGTTGGCCCGAGTAAGCGAACAGCCCTTGCTGTCATCGACAAGAATGTGCCGAGGGGTGCAATTGCCAACCGCTGATACTAATGTGGTATTTGCCATAAGATATTACCTCCTAAAAAGCGAAGGATAACCTTAACCTGCTTAATACCTCAATGAATCGGGCCTAATGCAGTAAAATAAATAAAGATTTGCGGCGTGGTTTTTTTTCGCCAAGGGTAGCGATAGCTAATCAAAGTTTATGCCTAGCCTGTCTAGGATTTCTGCGCCGGGGGCTGGCGGTTCCTCAACCCCGTCAGAGTTGGCGGCTCCGGGGCTTGGCGAGGTTGTTGCTCTTGGGGATTCGGTTGCTTTTAACTCTTCCTTTTTCGCTTTAGACGACGACTTTTTATTGCCTTGCCGTGTGAAGCCCATCTTCTCTAGGCGTTTTTCTTCAGCCTTAATGCTCTCTTTAACCCTAGACTGAAAGTAATTGCCCATAATATCCATGACATCGGACGAGGTGAAAGTCCAATGCTTGTTGCTATCTGTATTGGGGTATTCAGATGGAGGCACAAACGATTTCTTAACCCCGTCTTCACCAACCCTTACAAGATGCTCGCCTCCGTGCTTACTGAATGCATCTGATTGTTGCGTAACAAAGTCAACGATCCATTTATGCAGGGAGTTGTTTTCGTTGTAGGTTTTTAGCCCATAAAAGAGATCCAGATATTCTTGGCCCACTCTCCTAGCGTCTGTCATTTCGGTTTCATGTAGGGATTGTGCAAAGCTGTCGTCTTGGGGGGCGTCTTCGCTCAGTAAACTTTCGTACCTGCTGTACTCCTTTTCCGCTTTAGGCCTGTCGGACACCTGCCTGATCTTTTCTTCTAGCTCCTTGTTCTTGCTTTCAAACTCCGACCTTGCCTCGGTTAGAGCCTGATCTTTAATCATTTGCCTTTCCAGCTTTCGCTGATCCACCCTGCTTATGGACGGCTTGTTGTTTTCAACCCATTGCATGAACGCCTCGTCCTCTTCATCAAAGGTTCTGTCAGGGTCGTCGGAGTTGTCTATGTACGAGTCTAGATCATTGTAAAACTGGATAAGATTGTCAGCCATCCCCTTGTATTTCTTGGGATCAACTGATTCCGCATATCTGGCAAGCTCAATCTCCTCCTGCTGTTCCGGGATGTAACCCTCAAGGTCATCCTCCGGTTCGGGTTCCGGCTCTGCCGGGGTGGGTAGCGAAGGTGGAAGTTGGTTAAGCTCTTCTCGAACCGCCCTCCTGATGTCGTCCTTTGACAGGTCAGGCTCTTTAATATTGAACCGCTTCTTGGGCTTTTCTTCTGCCTTTTCCTCTTGGGGTTCCGGCTCCGGTTCTGGTTCGGGTTCTGGTTCGGGTTCCGGCTCTGGTTCCGCCTTCTCCTCTTCCTTCTCCTCTTCCTCTTCTTCAGCGGGCGGGGGTGCTATGTCTGCGCCTAGATCGTTATAAAGAACATCCAAGAACTCCTCTTTCTGTACCTCCTGTACTTCTTCTTGTACTGTTTCTTCTTGATCTTGAACCTGTGCCTGCTCCTCTTCTAATACTGCTGTCTCTGCCATAAATTATATTGCTGCTGGTTGTGGTTGCATCTCAGCCTGCATAGCCTCTGCTGCCGCCCTCTCTTCTTCAGCGCGTCTCTCTAGCATGGTTCTGCTTTGGGGTGTCTGCCCACCCTCGCCGCCTAGAGCCTCCTTGATAGCCTGTATTTCCATTGCGTTCTGCTCAATTACATTGGCCATAGACTGCATTACCTGTTCAGTTTCCTGATTAGGCCCAGCCAGCCTGTTGTCGTCACCTGCCGGAACCTCAAGCTTAATGTCTGTCCCGGATTTACGGGCGATCTCGTTAACCAGTTCAAAGTATTTATCTTTACCCAATGCTTCTAGGATAAGCGGTGATTGGCTGACAATCTGGAACACCTGAATCAAGGCTTGGGCTTGTTGCATATTGGATGCCCGCTCCGACCCGTCTCGACTGGTGAAAATGTAATCATGCTGCAAGGCTCTCTTGCTTCCTATGATGGTGTACCTTTTCTCAACATCGCTAGTGGTGGTATCGGAATCCTCAATGTCCACCTCGAACCCTGCTTGCTCAATGATGGCTTGTGTGTATCGCTCTTTAACCGGGAGCTTAATGCTGTTGCTACCCATGCTGATGATGGATTCATAGATCACCCGCTTCATGGCAGCCCTGCCTTCGTCGATAGCCTCACTAATAAAAGTATAAACAGACTCGGTAGTGTTATTGATAGTCAAAACTTCCGTGGCACTTGTTTCTCTAGGGGCTGGCTGGCCCTGCTCTTGTGGACTCAATGCCATGAGCCTTTCGGATATGCCTATCAGTTCCGCTATTGATCTGAATATGTTTGTGATCTGCGAGTTAGGCTGGCTGCGAATAATTTTGAACACATTGTCCGGGTTGGTGTCTATCCCCAGGTTTGCAAGCTTTTGGAACGAGGCTTCTAGTACATGGGTCGTGGCATAGTAGTTCTCTCCGCTCATAGTCTTGCGGAACTCCTCCCTTAATTTCATCCCCTCCTCTGTGTCTGGGAATATGTCCGTGTTCAGCACCCCCACATTGAAAAGGTCAGCCTTGGTTGTCTCCAATAGCTGGGAAAACAGGTTGGTTAACTGATCCTGAAAGCTCATTAACTCGTGAGCTACACTTATATTCCTCAACCTAGTATCATTCTCGTTGTAAGCAAAGACAGCAGCAGGAGAGCTAGGCAGGAACTCCGCAAAGATAATGGTAGAATCTCCAGCTATCCTCATGTGAACCCATACAGGGTGAGGGTAGTCCCCTATACCCCATTGATTCGGCACTATCTTGCAGAAGTAATCCGTCACGAATACAGAGGTGTCTCCCATTTCACCAGAGTAAACGCCGAGATTGTTCTTCCGGTCGTTCCAACTGGTAAGGTCGTCCTCTGTTCGGGGTGGAACTATTTGCGTGTAGTAGTTGTTGAAGTAGGTGGCATACTGGGTGAACAGGCCAACCGTAGCTGTAGTAAACCCAACTGCATCACGGTTGAAGTATTGAGGGTTACTCATTATGTCCCTGTACCTGACGACATCCCAGAACCCCACATATTCCGCGCCGGTGTCGGAGTTAAGAGAGGTCAAAGGGTAGGCGTTATCCCAAAATACTCTACTAGGATGAGGGTTGATCCAACATACCCCCTCCTTTGTGACCGTTGTTTTGGCCCTATTGTCATCTAGTTCTGGATTTGCCTTTTCCCAATGAACCTCCCTTTCCCAAGCCGCTCTAGGAAATGCCACGCTATGGCCATAGAGAAACATATCCCTTATGACCTGCGTTTGAAAATGCCTGTAGTCATACTGATCCGACATGATCTCGACCCGCTGCGATAAGGCATCAGCCCTCAACTTACCTGCTGTGCTTGTGCTTCTTGGGTCGTACTTAAAGAAGGGGTACAGGTTGTTATACTTGTTAACCTGCGCTGCGAGGCGGCGGGTCACGAAAGACCTGACCAGATTGATGTTTACCTCAAAGAATTTAGGCAGATCTATCTCGTCCGGCTGACCGGCTGCACCCCTCTTCACATACTTGTCAGTAATCTTGAGCTTGTCTAGTTCCTTGATGCAGGAGGACACATTGATCCTCTTCTGTGCATACATTATCAAGGGGATTACCCTACTGTTAAGGGGGCTACTGTCCCACGCAAGGTCGACAGAACTATAGAGATGATGGTTCCGCAGGGAGAATGTAATAGCTTCAGTAACCCTGCTGGCTACTAGTTTCTCAAACCCTTCCCGCTTCTCGATGTCCTTCTTTAATGCCTTGGTGTCGGCCTTCGACATCTTATCAAGGGCGATTTTGCCCGGAAGCTTTGCGGATAGGACTTCCCTCAACCGTTCGTTCGTTGTCCCGTGTTCTTTTAGAATATCAAAATCAATCATATCTGGCCTCTATTTCAGCCTTCTCCTGAAGGTATAACAGTAGGGCAACATACGGTGGAACCCTGTCTTTCTTCAACCATTGCCTTAATTTCCATGGTTTGATGCAACTTCTGGCTGCCAGTTCATCCAAGGTGACATTGAGAAACCGGGCGCATCTTTTAACCCTACGCCTGTCCCAGCCCTCGTTGACTCCAACCTTCTCATGTAGTTGTTCCAGCAGAAATACGCTTGGACTACTCAATATGTATTGGCCTTTGCCTTGTTAGCTCCCTTGCTTTCGCCGATCATTACGGCCAGCACCGGCTCGTCTCCCCCTTCCTCTGCCCCATACTGCTGGTGGACAGAGACTTCCTTAACGGAGAACACGGCCTGATCGTCGGTTTGCTCATCAAGTGTAGCGGTGACGGTCATGGTGCATTCCTCACCGGGTTCCTTGCTCGCCACATAGCCAGCCAGTTCGGTGTCGTCGGTCAAATCAAGTACAACTTTATCATTCAGATTCGCCATGTCGGTTTTTAATACCCCTAATTAGTGTTACATTCAAGTAATTCCACAATGGATTAGGTTCGCCTTCATGTCCCTCGCCCTGGGGGCATGGGCTTGCCCGTTTAATTCTAGCTTAAATATTGGATAAGTCACGCTGTCAAATTTGTGGATGTACCGGCTGCGCTTGGGCTTGGTTGGGTCTTTCTTGTCTGCCTCCAGACGCATCAGCATATCCGTTGTGTTAGGGCATTGTGCGCTCACATAGAACTCATCTTGAAACAACTTGCTAGACAGTAACCTAACCCTAGCCTCCACGCTACCTTGTCCCTTCGGGCATCCGACCATCCTGATCCTGCCATTACTGTAACGCTCAAAATCCCAGCTATCGTAGCTCCCCTCTCCGCCGGGATGCCATTGGTTGATGGCACTTGAGTCGGTGATATGCTCATAGTGAAACTCGGTTCCTATCCTTTCGTTCCAGTAATTCATGCGCTTTATGATCTGCTGGCATAGCCTTTTGTAAAGGTGTCGCTCACCCAGATAATCTACCTCATCGAAAACTGTCCATAGGTTTCCCCTCTTGGTCGGGATCATCTGGAGGAATGTTACAGCAGAGTACACCTGCCCCAAGTCATAGCCCACAATGACGGGGTGTCCTGCCTTTGGCATAAGCCCGCTGCCTTTAATCTCGTCCCCCTTCTTGTGCAGTTCCGGTGAGTAATAGTCTCTGAACAGGGCCTCGCCGCTTGGTCTGTCTACCCACTCTCCCTCGATCAGCCTCCTCCACTCTACTGGGTCAGCCTTCAGGATGGATCGAAGATTATCAACATACCCCTCTGGAAGTCGTACTGTATTCTCCGTTATCGGGACATGGTACACCTTGAATCGCTTGTCCATCTTCCCGCTGTCTTCATCAAGGATGTCCTCAAAGAACTGCTTGTACACCCAATGACTAGGCCCCTCCGGGTTGCAGCTTGCACAGAACTGTTGAGGCCCACGGATACCTCGCCTTCTCCCTAGCTGGGCCGCTGGGTAACGGAAGTATTCCACCCCGTCACATTGAGTAAGCTCATCCACATAGACATGGCTGGGTGCTGGCCCCTTGATCCTAGTCTCCACCGCAGCAGCGTAAGGAATGGACACAAGTAGCATCTTGCTCCACCCACCAAACCTATTCATTACCCAGCGATGTCTGTCCTTGGTGTTTGGGTCTAGCTTGGATGCGGTGTATTCGAGGTTAATCCCCTCCTCCCATTGCGGAAGAACCAAGGTGTCAAGATCATGCCAGATACCTTCTGCCCCTGTGCGTATACTGGGAGCTATGATTAGCACAAGCGCATTCTCCTCCTCGTAGAGGTGGCGGGTTAACTTATGCGCAAAGCCAATGGTTTTTCCTGACCCCTTCTCCCCGTACCCAAGGATGAACCTAGCATTATCGTTAAAGATTTTCTGCTGGGTTTCGTTGAGGTCTGGATACCATTCTGTTTGTTCTGGCTCTGGCCTTGGTGCAGCCTCGAAGCCAGCCAACGCCTCCACCTCCTCATCAGTTAGTGGTTCCCTTATTGGCATCCTTTACTTCGACTTTCGTGGCATCTGTTTGTACGATGATGTTGTTCATGGGAGTGAACCCCGGCTTACCTTGTGGTCTGCCCTTCTCATCTTGCTTGGCTTTTATCTGTGCGTCAATGAGTGCGCCCCGTAGGATGTCCCTGTTGATTTCATTTCTGTACTTGACGGCATTAAACAGGGCTTCATACAGGGTTTTCTCTCGCTCTTCCTCTTGACCGGCAGATAACTCCCCCTTCAGATCCTCCATAAGAACACCCAGTTGCGTGAAGTCCTTGAGTATTCCTCCCGCTGTCATTTGACGCATGGCCTGGAGGTGGGTACTGCTGAAAGCTGCCGCAGCTATGGCCTCTTCCTTTGCCTTGCCAACAATACCTACTGCCTCCAAACCATGCGTTAACGCCCTTTCCTCCTCCTTCAGTCTATCAGCAAACCGAACGGAAGGGTCAGGTCTGTGAACCACCTCGGACTTGGTGAGTGGCTCGACAGGGTCTTTGCTCCACCTTGCGTTAAATTCCTTGTCATTCCTTATGAGTTTATATATATTAGCCTTGGGTATATTAACCAGCAAGGATGCCTGTTCGACATCTCCCTTTGCTTCTTCCAACGCCAAGTGGATAGCCTTGCGCTCACCCTTACTGTAGGTTGTTTTCCTCAAGTAATGTAATGTTTCCTTGTGGTGTCCGAGCTTGAGTGGGCCAAGTCCTTGGCTATTTCTGCCACATCCTCGCCATCTTTACTGCGAAGACTGGCGTGAGTAACCCTTAAAGAATGGAATGTCTTACCGTCTATCCCGAACTCGTTCATCATTCTCTTAAAGGTAACGGGAAACCATGTCCTCTTCCCCCTGCCTCCCTCCTCCGGGGACAGGTAGTCAAGCCTCTGCTCCGGGAATAGGTAGTCCTCATGCAGACACGGCAGATTAGCTATGGTTTTGTGCAACCGCAGGCTCATCTTCAGATCCACCCTCTTGTCCCTCTTGTCAGTCCAGACAACAATAGAATCATGGGTGAAACAGTCCCACTCCAGTTGAACTATGTCCCCAATCCGAAGCCCCGTTTCCAAGGCTATAAGTATTGCTGCCCTCCAGAAACCGTCAGTATTTGCTAGGATATATTTGATTTCCTCCGAGGTGTACGCCTCCTTCTTCTTGGCTTCCCTGCTCCTGTGCGGAACTTTCCTGATGTTAACCTTCACCAAGGCAGCGGGGTTATCCTTTCTCCACCCCTTGTTCACGCAGTATGTGAGGAAAGTCCTTAAAGCAGACAGCTTATACCGCCGCGTTCCAACGGTTGTCTCCTTTTCCGTATCATTGATGTAGCTGTTCAAATGAAACTCATCTATTTCATCAACATTCACCGTGCGTATGGCCGAGAACATGGAAAAATGAAGGAACAAGTCCACCTCTCTCCAAGTATTCTCGATTGTCTTGGGAGCCTTACCGATAGCCTCCATCCAGCTTAACATTTCATTTAGTGCGTCATTAGCTTTCATAGTTAAATAATTCTATATCCTTATCCGACCTTACCTTCTTGATGAAGGCTCGTCTCATTTCCGCTGTGGCCTCATCTGTCACGGCCCTCACTATTTTCTCACGAGCCACTTCAATCGCCATCTTCTTCTGTATAAGACTAGCCAACAGCTTCTCGATCTTGCCATTTATCTCGACCAATGCATTCTCGTTGATCTTAATAGTCTTACTTTCCGAACACCTTCGATCAATTTCCTTTTGGCATTCCTCGCTTAATTGCATAACTCTGCCTCCATTTCTTTATCAAGGGGACATAGTAGCCATCCCATTCCCGTGTGGTCTTGAGGTATTTGAATCGAACAGGCCGCTTGCGCAGGTAGTCCCTAACATATTTCATACTGGGAGGGTCAAGAAAATCCACCCCGCAAGCAGTCGTGAACTTCCTAAATGTCGTGAGGTACACACCGTTCCACGAAGTCATCTCCGACAAGGTAAGCACCTCGTACTCCGATAGACCAGACCGCTTGGAGATCTCTTTGGTTGACATGGCTGGGCCGGGTCGATGCTTTGCCATTAGCCTGCACAAAACAGGCGGGTAATCATCTACTCTTTTCCAGAACTTGTCGCCAACCGTCCATGTATCGCCCACGCATTTAGTGTTACTATAGTTTTTCCCCGTGTCAAGGGAATGGCGTGGAGGTTAGGGAATAAAACCAACTCCGTCGTATGTGTTCTTCAACAGTACATAGTCCCCAACATAGGGGGAGCTAGCCATGTCGTCGTACCGTGTTCCCTCTTTAGTGAAGCAGGCCCACATCTTTTCGCCTGTCGTTTTACTCTCATACTCATACACCCTCACAATCTCTGGGTCTTTGAGCATCCTGTCCGCTGCTGTTTTTGATGTTACTGTCATAAGTATTTAACCCACCTTTTCTTTGGGCCTGTTGGGTGATCGTTTTTTCTTTTCGGGCGCAACCCGCCTGAACTGGTGTGATCGTGGTGGAATCCCGCAGCTTTATACGAAACCCCGTCCTCATTCGTAAGCGTGTAGCTAATCATCCTCTTGTAGCCTTGTGACTGTGCTGCCTTGCAAGCTGCGCCGATCATCATGGATGCTGCATTCTTTATACCCTCATCCATCAGCGCACACCTCGTAATCTCTAGTGTTGAACCGTCATCCAGCTTCCGGGCAATGGGACGACCAACAGTAATAACACCTACAATTCCAATGTCGTCCTGAATTGCTAATCCAAACTTCCACCCTACTGGTGGCTTGAGGTGGTTGTGCCAATCTTCAACCAGCTCCTTGGCCTGGGCAAAGGTGATAGCCCTAGTATGCAGTTTGCCTACTGTTGTGATGTATCGCCCTGACATTGTTCTCAAGGTTACAGAAAGCAGATCGCGATGGCTTGTCTCCCTATCGAAGTTTTCAAGTATATTCTGATTGAACCTCCAATGTATGTCTGTCATACCCAATCAGTTCCTTCCATTAACCTGGCCATGCCCAAGCTGTGAAGGTTCTCTAACTCCATCGCTTTTTTGTACGCAACCCTAGCTTCCTCTTTAGACTCAAACATCTGCGTGCTGTCTATTGTCTTGCCTTCGTTGAATAGGTCGTGCGTTGTAGTAAACACCACATACCAATCCTTCTCCTTTGGCCTCTCCATAGCTTTGGCTATCCTTTCAAGCGCATTGCCTATCCTCGGAAGCGTATGCTCGATGAGTCGCTTCCCCATTACTGTTTCGTGTAGTTGTATGCTCATGCTTGGTTAGCTCCCTAAAAAAACCTCTACTTGTCCCTTCTCGTTCACCCAAACCCGCTCAATAAACCTATGGTCAGGGTCAGGCGGCGCGTCTCCCTCTCCATCTTCGTAACCCACTATATTCTTGCTGACCATATTGAACAGGCTTTCCAGAACGAGCTTCCCGTCCTTAATCTCAATCCACTCGCGGTAGACCACATCCTTATTGATGCTCCTAATGAAGCCGTCATGCTTTCCGTCAGGCAACGCCCCAACTCCGCTATCAATCTCCGGGTTCGACCAGCAGCAACGATATATTTTTTCCAATAAAGGTATGTCCGTAACAGGCGGTCGACTGGCGCACTTGGGGCATAGGTCTGTGTTCACAATCACCCCGTCTGCCACAGGCAGGGCATCCTCGCTTTCGTGGAACCATTCCTCCGACTTCTCGTAACAGCCTACGCACCACACGGCTCCGCAGGATTTATGCTTCTTGCTTTCGTCACGGCATTCAACGAACTCGTCAGCGTCGCAGCCGCATTCTTTACACTTCATGCTCTTCATGTTTGTTTGTTTTCTTTCTCTGTTATAGGCCACTTACCATCGAAGGCGAATGACCCAAGCTCTTTGTACCTGTTGCCTCGTAACTGCTGTAGGAATGTCAGCTTCCCTGCTGATCCAGCTAGGCAGTCCATATCTTTCACGGCCAGCAATGCCATGCGCTTTGTTCCGTCTACCCTCGTGTCCAATCGAACATGGGTTGTGTGTCTAGGTGTCTTCATTTGTTTGCCTCGAAGAATGCGCGAGCGAACCCTCTTGGTGTCTGGCTCCGCATCTCCTTTGTCCTTTCTGATTTCCCTCCGTACTTGGCCCACATCTTCGAGCCTAACACGGGAGGTAGTTCCCTTTTCTCTGGCTCATTGAACCTGCCCCATAGACAGGTGTACTTGGTGTACTGTTCCTCCTCTTGCTCACTCACCGGCAGCCAGCCAGCGAACTCGTGAGGGTGGAATGAATACACCTTGTTACCTATCCACTTCTTCAGCCTGCCAACAGGATTCTCCAGCACCCACCATTCAGGATCATAGATTACTGCCGCACGAAGACAGGCATCAACCAAGGCTAGGTTGTCCAGAAGTTTTTCCGGGGTGTCCTTTGCCTTGCCTTTCCAATGCCTTGCTCCTGACACCGCAAACTCGGTGCATGGAGGGGCCATCAATATACCGTGTACCTTGGTGTCTATCTTCGGGATTAAGCGAACATCAAACCCAAGCTTAACATCCACCTGTAACACTTCGTACCCCGCCTCCTTGTACGGCTCACTCCACCTGCCGCTGTAATCACAAAGGGATAGGATTAACTTACTCATTCGCCCCCCTTATTGTGATAACCCCCTTCGCATATTCAACGGTGTAATGAGTGTATCCCTCGAAGAACTGCTTGATAACCCAGCCGGTCAGGTCGATGACTGATTTGCCCTTCTTGTCAGTCACCTTGCGTACCTCTGCTGCAATGTCCTCATCCTCCATCAGCCACAGCCTGAGAGTAGGGGGATCGTTGATAGAGTTCTTGATAGCCTCATCCCACAACTCTATCGAGTGCTGCCATTCCGTTGTGTAGTGAGAGTTAGGAATGAATCCGCTCTCTGACAGCTTGTTGTTTTCTATCCAGATGCGAGCGTGTTCTTGCCCTGTCTTCTGGCATTTGCCTAGTTTTCTTTTCATTATGGTTGTTGTTTCAGTCTTCATCTAATGCTAACTCCATCTTGAACTTCATTGCACATAGAACATCCAGCTTGCGTGACACCTTCCAGCTTTCAGTAAGCCCGTGCTTGGTGTGTAACTCAACGATCTCCTTGGTAGTCTTTTCGTATTCCTTTTGGAGCTTGTCTTTGTCCCAGCCGGAATAGTCCCGGCCCTCTCCGTGATTGTAGTCAATCATGCTTTGTATCTGTGCTTTATCCAGTATGCGTACTTCTCGTTAGGGCTGCGTAGCTGCAAGGGATACTTACTGTCTGCCTTCTTGGCCACCAGCCCCTCGAAGAACTCACATCCTTCCAGCTCGTTGAACTCCTTCATGCTCTGCCAGTATCCGTCTACCATCTCCTCTGCTATAACAGGGCAGGTGTAAGCACCCGGTTTAGGAGGAGCCTTCAAGTCCCCAATGTTAGGCAGCCCCGACTGTTCAATCACCAGCTTGCGAAAGAACCACTCGCAGTTCGGTATCATTGGGTAGTCAAACACTATCAACGACCCTCTGCCCATACTGTGTCGCCTCTCCAACGCCTCGCAGTCTGCCCACTCCAGGTCTGTCTCCTGTAGCTGGGATATCGCAGTCTTGAAGTGTGACTCTATGGTCAGCGGTTCGCCGTGCCTGTTCCACATCCTGCCTGTAGGAACATGGATCAATGCCCTCCAACCATTATACTTTGGCTCATAGAACCACTTGCCTTTCTTCGGCACAGTTACTTTATCTATTGGGCCACCGTTTGTTGGTCGGGCTGGGTAACTTATCATCTTGTCTTGGTTAGGTACTATTCCTTCTTCCATATTTCTATTGCTTCCTCCATTGGCATATTGAACTCGCGTTTGAACTTCTGCTTAACCTCAAGCAGGTCGTCCCTGTCTATCACCACCCCGCTCCAGAAATCTGCGGATGGGCCGGTGTGAAAGAAGGCGACAGGTTTTATCTGCCACTTCCTTATGTGCATTGATATCCACGACATCGGGTCAACCGAGCAGTCGCTTCCGTTCAGCACCACCTTGTCAGGGAAGTCGTTGAACACTTGGCGCAACACCAAGTCCCTGTCTCTCCCTATGTACACGGTTAGTGCGCCAATTCTAATTCGCTTGGTTGTAATGCCGGACATAATCTTAATAGGTCGTTGAACGCTTCCTCTTCCTTGAAGCCCTTATACCAATCCACCATCTTGGGAATCTCCCTGTGCAGGTGAAGTGCGTCGAGGTCTGGGTTGTAGGTTAGTGTTACCTTGCCCCTCATCACGGCTGCCAACAGGGCGTCCTGCTCCTGTCCTTCGTCCGTTGCTTCGCATATCGTGTCGTTTATGTAGTCAACTACTTGCATCGTTTTGTTTTGGTTTCTTTTTTCCTGTCCTTTTCTTGGTCGCACCGGGAGCCTCATAGGGTTCCTCATTGTCCAAGTCCGTCCAGTTTCGGTAGCGATCAGGGTCACTAACCGGAACTCCAACGACATTGCCGCCATCTATTCCTATTATCTTTTTCTTTTTACTCATCTCGCGTCTTAACTGATTCTCCAGCTTGGCCGGGGTGAAACACCTCGTAATAAACCTCATCCGATTCCTCATCAGTAAGCCCATCAATAGCGGTGACACCGTTTCCGTCTGTGTCCCACAATGCGACGAGCTTCTTGCCATCCTCTGTCTCTGCGTAAACCAACACTTCGTATAACCCTTCGGTTTCTTTACGAGCATTGATGTACTGAACACGGATGCCGCTTATGGTGCAAAGTGTTATCATACTCTTACAGATACCGTGCATGGCACGAGGTTGTGTATTTCTAGGTTCTCCTCTAGGGAGTAGTCCATGTGCCTCTCGCTGTGGAATCCCTCCTTTGGCTTGCACTTCTCCTTCACCGAGATGGCATCCACACAACCAGCTTCCTCCAACACTCCGATCAGCCTGCTGAACACCTCGTCCTGCACACCAGTTGGTATCATCTCGCTCTTAATGGATACCTCGTATGATGTGTCGAACTGGCTTGGCAGGTTGGGGTTTATGTTTGCCAACGCCTCCTTCTCTACCTTTCGGTAGCTGTTCGACATGGTGATGGTTCCGGGGCCAGCCTTCCATGTCCCTGTTGTCATCGCCTTCCCGCTGTAATGCTTATAGTGTATGTCAACTATCGCTTCCTTTATCAGCTTGCCCGTTGCCTCGTATGCCTTTGCTGCTGGCTTGAGGTTTTGCATCTCCTCCATCTGCTCGACAATCTCTTCGTCGGTACAAACGGGGTGCTTGCCACTTGTGTCCACCTTCTTGGTGGTAGTTTTCTTTAGTTTATCTAGTGCTGCTATACTCATAATACTTTTACCTTTCTGTATTTAACCTTGACCACCCCGACATCGAGGTCGCCAACCAACTTCTTGAAGAGGCTCTTGCTTATGTCCAGCTTGCGCCCCTTGTGGTATAGGTCACGCCTCGGCCCCCGATCCATCACGATACCCACCACTCTGTTAGTGCCGTACTCTAGCCGGAGCCATGTCCCGAACGGGTAGTCCCAGCTTGCTATGTATGGCTTTGCCGGGTCGAACTTGACCTTGCTTGCCATAGGTTTGCCCTTGTACTTGTCCCCGTACCACGAGCATTCAGTTACATTGTCCTTCCCCCACATGAGAGGGATCATCACTATCGCTATCGCTACTATTATTATCTTCTTCATTTAGGTATGTTGTCATGCATTGTTGCAGGTTGTATTCGTTCGTCGCCGCATAAAGGGCTTCGCCTTCCTTGTAAACACCAACCCTGTTGTAGAAGGAACCGAGCAGCCTCATCATCACAGAGAACAAGGCATAGTCTTTCCCTTTCCGCAGTAGGTTGTATGTGAATGTTGTTATCAGTCTAACTACTATCATTTGTATACATCCTCATGTGTTGCGCCTTCCCTGTATTCGCTGCTCACATACTTCTCCTTGCAGCGATCCATTGCTTGCGACAGGCGGCAATTAACATTGAACAACCTGACTAGATCGCTCATGTAACAGTCCTTAATCTCTGTCCATTGATCCTCTAGTCTGTCGACCATGTTGTACACCTTCCTGCCTTTCTTGATTAGGTTCTTCAGGTCAGCATCCTTTTGGCTTCTTGTCTTCTTGCTCAGTCTTTCGTTCTCTTTTTTCTTTTCCATGTGTTTCCTTTCTTTAGTCGTGTGTTATGTCGAATACATCCTTACCGTCCTCCTCCTTAAAGGCTACGATTAGATGCGTCTTGCACTTGTCTAGTATTGGCTGGATCTCCTTCACCTTTAGAGATTCAATGCCGTCGTCTCCCCCCCATGTGTTTCCCTTTAATGCCCACCAATCATCGAAGTCGTCCTTGTTCGGGTTGCACCCTTCAGCATATGCCAGTTTTGTGTCCTTCCCCCAGATGCCAGAACCTCCCGGCATAATGTAAACACCATCGTCACCAACAATCAGTATCGTGGGTTCCTTTGAGTCCTGCACCTTGAGCATTCCCCTTTCGTCATCCTTGTACCCTCCCCACCACACCCCCTTGCTGTCTGGGTTCTTGATTGTCCATTCGATTGTTTTCTGCACCTCCTCCTTCTTGAACTTGAGGATGTCCGGCTCCGTGTATTTGCCATGTATTTCTTTACTCATTGCTTTTTTGGTTTCTGGTTGTTGCGTCGATACACTTCCGTTGGGTCGGCTACAGGCTGCACCTTCTCGCTGCTTACTGTTAGGCTCTCCCATGTTGGCATATCCTGTTCGATTCCTTCCGTGCCATGACCGGGCTTGCCTATTATTCTGTTGAACCTGAAGCTCAACTCAACCTTATAGCATTCACGACAAAGGATTAAGTTTCCATTGCCTCCAACAGGCAGCAAGCGAGTCTCGCCGTCTGTTTGTCCGTTACACATATCGCCACCATCGCATGGGTTACTCATTTATTTTTCCTTTCATTAGTTGTTTCCGAATTGATTTTCTTTTGGCCCCGTTGCTAACAGGCTTCCCTTTATGTATGGATTAAACAAGGGCAGGCTGCCGACTGCCTCCCTTACTGCTGTCTGAACGAACGACAGGTAAACCATCATTGTCTTTATTGCCATTTCGTCCTTGTCTAGTATAGCCGCCAACATGGCAGGCCAGTCTGTCCCCGACATAACGGTGTCCGCTGCCTTGATCTTTGGGATTGCACAGTCTCCTTCAAGTATATCGTGTGCGTTCTTGATTACATCAATGGGGCCTTCTATCTTTATGCTTTCACTCATTTAGTTAACTCCTTCCTGATACTTTGTTATTGTTTCTGCTGCGTTTTCCTTTCTCTTTCCTATCTGCCACAGGTAGTGCCATGTCCTGCAATACATCCGCTCATCTTCTGTTGGGTCACTCAACCCTAGCTTCTCTCTTTCCTCCTTGCTCACCCCCTCCTCTGCTGCTTGGCATCTAGCCCACACATTCATCAACTCGAACTGAAGCTCCCTTGACATTTCATCCTGCCTGTCTCTCTTCTTGCCAACAGCACAAGCATTGAACATCTTGCATCCAGTAGGACTATCCTTATGAACCCCGCACTTGCCGTCCTTGTAATGGAGACAACTACCATCCTCCCTTACGGCGGGAACAAGTGTTGGTATACGGAACTTGTCCACCTCTCCTGTTCTTTTGTCTATCTGTAGGACATATGTTCCCTCGCTTGCCAACAGGTTCTCATGCACCAGCCTATACCTTCCTTCCTTCTCGGTTAGGTATCCCTTTAGGTCGCTTGGCATTAGGTATCCAGGCATGACCGTGCATCCGTGTTTGCATTTACTACAACTGCAACTGGTTCTTTTATGTTTCATTGGTTTCATTGGTTTCATTGTAATTGAGGCGGCAGGGCAGAGGGGTGGCTAAAAGGAAAGGCCAGCCATGCCCTGTTAACGGATTTCCAAGACGATCAAGGTGTAAGCTTCCTTGCGCCCACGATCCGAACCGCAAATTATTTATCTCTTAACTGCTACCTTGCGAAGGAACGAGGTCATCACCTTAATAGATGGTGTCACATCTTCCAGTATTATGAACTTGTCCTCCCCGTACATTGTCTTCCCTTCGTCTTCGTCGAATGCGTTGGCCACGCCTATCCCGTAAACATCTGTTCCGTAAACCTCCCTGCTAAACGAGCAACAGTCTCCAACATGGCGCATCGCACCGTAATCTCCGTAGTAACTGGCGTGGGGTTGGCCATCACTAATAACAAACAGAACCCTGTCGTCATAGTCATGGTAGTCCTTGCTCATCCCTTCAGCTATATACTTGATGGCATACCCGTCGAGGTTGTTGCCGCCGGGAGAGAGATCGACAAGCATTTCCCTTGCGTCATCACCATTCACTACTATGTCGTGGATTGTCATGTCGTCGCTGATCGTGCCGGTATGCCCCGTATGAATCTCCTTCTTTAGTTCCGCTGGACGGTGGGGGTATGTGCAATGAGTGTGAACATTCAGGTTGATGCCATCAATTTTGCTCAATGCCTCAATAAGTATCATCGCAACTTGGTTGGCGTCATCTTGTCTGGTTGTCTTTGCCACCCTTTCCTCGTCGTATGTTGAGGTCGCAATCATCGAGCCTGACCTGTCTATCAGCAGGGACACAGCTATCCTCTTGCCGGTTATGTTTTCCACCTGCTCAAATACTGTTGGGTTATCAGTATCAATAGCCAGCTTGTGAAGTGAGCCGGAGTCAAGTGTGCCGTGTCGCATTCCGTGGATGTGGCTTTCAGGGTGGTTGTTCATAAACAATAGGCTGTTGACCACGGCTCTGATCTCTCCCTTCAGTTCACTCACCTTATCCTTGTACTTTTTCTGCCTCGCCTTGACCAACGATTTAGGGTAGCCGTACACCAATATGTTTGCTGGGCCTCCCTCTCTGGTTGAGATTCTGGGAAGGACTAGCTCATCAACAGGCAACGGTTCTTCATCGTCCGACAAGAGGTGGTTAACTTCGTTACCGAACAAGCTCATGTCTGCCTGATCCGGGAGGTTCTTAAACGGATTGTCCTCCTCTTTATTATCCTTGCTCTCCTCTTCATTATCCTTGTCTCCTTCCTTGCCCCCTTCCTCTGGCTTGTTTTCGCCCCCGCTCTCGTCTCCCTCACCGTCCCCATCCTCTTCATCCTCCTCGCTCTCGAAGGCCCGATAAATAAAATCAGCTATGTTAGTTGACTTGGCAAACCTGTCCTTCTTCTCGCTGTCCAACGCTATGTCTGCGATCAGGTTCATTACCTTATGCATCCTTCCATCGCTCATTAGCTTGGCTTCCCTTGGGTTCAGGGTGTTGAATGCAGCAGCTACCATCGCCGTGCCTCTACTTATGCCGCCCGCAACTCCCTTTGCCTTGTCTACCTCGATCATCTTGTCTATGTCCTTACCCTCTACACGGGAGGAATAGTTTCGATGCGCGTCGAAGTAGGAGTCAAACCCCGGCCACTTATCAGAGACAGCCCGCCTTGCTATTGCCTGTTCAATCGCTGTCCATATGTAGTGACCACCCTTTACTGCCCTGTTTGTTCCACAGGTTTCGACCAACCGAAGAGCATCCTCGTAAGCATGGAAGTCTACCGTTGCTTTCATTGTCGATGCTATCAACGCCATGCCTGACATAACATCAATCGCATTCTCCTCTGACCCAGCCGAGGTTGCTATGTCCGCTGGCATGACGACCGTGTCTGATCCTATATCGTTTCGCCTGTCATGGTTGTTGGCAAACCCCAGCTTCAGCGACTTCTCGTTGCCGTCCGTGCTGTTGTTCAACAGGTTCACCGTACCCGCCACCTCTCGCTGTATCTTTTCCCTGCTCTCCCTGTCTGGATCAGACCTTGCGCTAGAGTTCCAGTTCCAGTTTGTTGGCCCCATGTAATCCCACAGTCTCCCCGTAAGGCTACCCTTTGAGGGCTGTGTATCTATTTCGCTGTCGTAGTTACCACTTGCGTAGTCCAGTTCTTTTTCAAACCAACTCATGTTTTTTCCTTTCTGTTTCTTGGTGTAGTCGTCCCGATACCAAACTTGCCTTCTTGGTGTTAGTGTTACGCCAAGCCCACGCCAGCCACCAGCTTCAAGCATTGGGATCTCTCGCTGTCGTGTCCGTCGTTGTCGTAGTGATTGAGGATGGTCACTCTGATTGCCTCGTTTCCAAGGCTGGGATACAGGTGACACGCTGCCTCCAGTTGCCTGTATGTGATGGGCTTGTCGTATGATCCTGTCCCCACCACCCCTGTCTTTGCATCTACCTGTGCCTTGATTGCGGCCAGCTTCTTGGCTACATCCTCGCTTATGCCTGTCCTTGCAATCAATGTCTTGACCGTCTGCGATTCAGTTAACGGCTTGAACTCCACCTTGATGGCAAAGCGTGACAGCAGGGACTCGCACATCTTGTATGTCCCTTGGTACTGTAACCCTATGTTCATGGTTGCTATGAAGATGGTGTCCGGCCCTATCTCTACCATGCCATAACCCTCAACATGGGTGCGTCCATCCTCAAGCAACTCAAGCAGGGGATTCTGTATGTAGGAGGATAACCTGTTCAGTTCCTCCAAGCGCACAACACATCCGCCCAACTCGATTGCCTTGACGAACTCCGACACTCGCCAGTAGGTAGAGCCTTTCTTTGCTTGCGGCTCACCGAACCATTGTTGTGGCTCCCTAACTGTTGCACAGTTAATGCTGAAGAAGGGTCGCTTCTCCGTGGCCGCCAACCACACACACCAATCAGACTTGCCTGATGACGGTGGCCCCTCGGCCCTAACCTTCTTACACCTCTCGCTTGTAGAGGAACACAAGGCTTTGCCCATCTTCTTAACCTTTGGCGACACGATAAAGTGCTTGTCCACCGGGGGAACAATAGGCTCGAACTCCTCCGCCTCTTCGCCTCCGGCAGCGGGACGCTTGGCCATCTTCTTGGCTGCTGCCATCATGCGATGCTTCTCCCTGTCCCACGCCGCCTCCTCTTTCTTGTGTAACTCGTACACAGGTTGAGCGTGGTTGTTAACTAGCTCCTGAATGTAGGCTGCCTTGTCTCCAAACAAGCGGCCCGCATCTATGTCGCTATCCTTAATGACGATGGGCGTCCAGCCACTATCCTCTTGCTCCTCCTCATCCTCACACACGAGGCGACCCCCATCTACAGCTACATCCAAGTTGGTAAACCTAGATGTGTCTCCGTCCTGAAGGAACATGGCCACGGTTTTAACAGCCACCTGATTAGGGCCGCTGTCCAGCCATGATTCAAGGGACTTGAAGTAGTCACTCCCGTGTTCGCCTCCGTTCACCCAGTCGAGAACCTTCTGCTCGTCCTCTTTGCTGGGCCTCTTGCTTGATGCCAGCACTTGCCGCATCACCTCTACTATCTTCACGCTTTTTTCTGCTACTGTCATGTTTGCCTTTCTCTTAACCTATTAGACTTGCCAACTCATCCATAAGCGCATCATCCGCGCCCACTTCAACCTCTTCCTCCGCCTTCGGGGCAACGCCCTTCGCGGTGTGTTTGCCTGTCCCCTTGGTGAACAGGTGTCGTGTCGGGTGACTGCATGAGTGACTCCAGTACCCCTTGTTGCCACTCTCCATCTCGCTATAACCCGGACTCCTTTTCTTCCTCTCGAATCCGTATCCAGCCAACGACCGCCATGCTCCGTCGTGGTTCAATACTTCCTCTGTAACCCAAACCCAGTCGCCATTCTTTTCAGCGGACAGGCTAGGATGGTTCTTGTTCAGCCACGCTAGGCACTCGGCTTGAGTTACCTTCTTGCGCGGTGTCCTCTTCATCTTCTTATGTGCCGTCATCGTTTCCATACTCTGTTACTATCTTGTCAGCCTCCCACCCTGCCTTCAGCTTGTCGCTTACATAATCGGGAGGGATACCGTGTTCATCTGCGAAATGTCTCTGGGATATGTATATCCTTTTCAACGAGTGCAGAACTATAGGTTTCGTGTTGTCGTCACCAGTCGGGTAGGATGGGAAATAAGCATACCCTTTTGGCAACAGCCCGTTTACCTCGGTGTAGTTTGGTGGAACATCGAAGCCAAACGCCTGCTCCATTGTCCACCCCTTCTTCCTTCGGCTTATGATGGTGGAATACTTGGTGCATCCAACACCACGCGCCTTCGCTCCATTAAGCAGATCAACAACGCTATCGCCCTCAAGTTCCGGGCCAGAGTCAGGCAACCTCACCCGAAGGGTGCTGTCCCACTTGGGTTCTTCCGGCCTCTCCTTGTCAGGTGTTATGTCTTTGCCTGATACTAGATCAAACATACACACCACCTCGTTGCTATCCACCTCGAAGAACTCCCTCTTGTTGCTACGCCTCTTGCTAGAGAGGGCCATGTGCAACTTCCCCTCCACATAGGACGGATCGCTTACCTCCTTGGCATAGAGGCACTCGAATGGGGACGGAACTCCCGTGCTATACAGCTGGTTGAGCCTGTTGCCCAAGTCGTTGGTCTTTCCTATCTTTACAAGGTTCGGGAACGCCGGGTTGGTTAGTGCATATACAACTCCGCTCATGCTTCCTCCTCCGGGTATTCCTCCGGGTCTAGTTCATGCAGTCGAGCGTTCACCTTGTCCTCGTAGTCATCAGCGATCTTTTCCAACTTGGTAGCCGCCTCGCCTATGCCTTGGCACTCGGCACTTACCTTGTCGGTTATCTCATCCAACAACAGCTCGTCCCTACAGGTTGGGTATCCCTCATGGAAGCTATCCAACTGACACTCCCAGCTCGCAAGGCATTCTGCTATCTCTCTTACGCTTTGGATGACCCCGTCGAGGTCGCTTGTCCTTCTGTCCCTCTCCTCCTTGGCGATAACATCCTCGCACTTACTTGTTGCCAGCTTGATGTCGAACTCACCATCGGAGTTAGGCGACTTGAGTATCTCCAGTATTTCTTTTGCCAGACTCATGCTTCCACCTCCTTTGTCTCAAGGATTCTCGACACCCCGATCTCATCCCGTGACACGAGTTGCGGAGCAGTCTTGCCTAGCACTTCAATGGCATCCCCGACTGTCTCAATGTGCAGTATGGCCGACACTTCGTAGTAGTCGTTCACGCCCTGCCCCCTTGCCTCATCAATGCTTCTCATGCGAGCCTGATGTTCCTTGTACTTCTCCAACTGTGAGCCTTCGAGCTTTAGCTCTGGCTTGTCCCGACTAATCACCCATGCGCTGTGTATCCTGTCGTCTGCATGGACAGGCTCGCATCCCTGCTCAACCAGTTGGGTGTTGAGTTCGTTGATGGTGCTGCAATACTCCCTTATCTTTACCCGCACCTTGTCTGCCCCGATGAACGACTCCCACTCCTGCTGCGCCTTTGACTTGGCGGTTTCTGTTTGAGCATCGTCGAGCTGTTTAGCTGCGTGGTTGGATTCCCTCATTATCTCAAGCAGTCTCCGCTTGTCGGGTGATGATAGCTTCCTGTCCTTGTTTATTTTAGTTTTGTCCATTTTGTTTTTCCTTTCGTTGTTTGTTTGTTTGCTTCTACTACACGGGCCAAGGGGTTGACACTATCCAACCACCATGTTCCCTGCCTATTATGTTTCCCCACGGACACAGGCTCTTGAGGAATCTGTCTGCATTCGCTCTGTCCTCCATGTCATGTGAGATTATGTCGCCACACTTCCACTCGTTTTCCAGCTCCCAACTCTCCGGCAGATGCCAGTATGTGTAGCCGCTGTCTCCCTCTGGATCGGAGCAGGTTGTTCGCTTGCCTATCCTCTCAAGCACACCCCATTGCTTCTCATGCGACAGCTTCCCGTCGAACAGGTTGCCGTCGAAGCTACAGGGTAACGGATGCCCTAGAGTCCATTGGCAGTCAGCACCACATTGCCTAGTGTTTTCTGTTGTCATACATTTAGAGCTTCCTCCTTATTTCTGCCAGCTTTTCCACTCCCTCGGCCAGGGCTACGCACACCCTGCCTGTTGTCGGGAACATATCTTGCTGGCCTTGTCTGCTTTCCTTGACCTGTTTTCGGACTGCATACCTGCGTCTCGCCTTTCTCCTTATCTTGCTGTTTATTCTAGCTGCCATTAGCTTATCCTTTGGTCTAGTGTTGCATACTTCCTCTCGGTCATCTCGGACATGAACCTTGAGTAGTATCTCCTTGCCACCTCTGGCACGATGAACTTGCCTGTCACTAGGTTTCGTAACCAGAACTTCATTGCCACCTTCTTCCCCCCGCCTACTGCCTTGGCCTCCCGTCTAGCGACAGCACTACTCGACCACCCATCCATCACCACCAGATCCTCCCGATCCAGTCCATCCGGCGTGTTGCACCACGAGTCGAAGGTAAACTTCTCTGGCCGTTCCAACTCTGGCTTGGTTCGCCAGTTGCGGAGCAGGGGATTCTTCGACGGGATCACACTCCCACATCCCAACCCCTTGGTTCCAACAGGCAGAGGCCGGTGTTTGCCAGCGTGGTTGCCCGCTTCAATCTGCCTGTTCCAGCACGGTTTGATCCCTGCTTTCCTGTTCATAGGTACACCACCTCCAATTCTCCTGTCGGTGATACCGCTATGTCCACACCCTCGCCGTCATCATCCTGTATGTCAGGGATTCCATTCGTTTGGGTGTCACTATCCACCATCTCGGCACTCGCCAAGGCCAACAACTCTTTCACTTCACTTTTGCTTAACATGATTACCTTTCCTTATGGGTTACGGGCAGGATTCAACCGTCCCTAGCACACCTGCCCATGCACTAGGGAAATCTTGCTACAAAAAGACCCCACCCACTCCGATGGTGGGCAGGGTCGCTACTGCTACTGCTACTGCTACTGCTGCTGTTAGGCTGTCACCAAGCCAAGCGTCTGTAATGCAGACATCACCTGCTGCTGTTGTGCCGGATCACCCGCTTTATATGCCGCCAACGGGTCAATCTGTACCGGCTTGGCAGGTGGGATATTGGCTACCATTTTCTTGAGTCTGGCAATTTCTTCCGATTGTTGCTGTATCTTGGCATCCTTGGCCGCTGTAGCCTTGACCTTTTCCGCACCTTTCAACTGCATATGCAAGGGTTGTTCGCTGTTTCTATAGCTTGCCCGTTTCACATACCGCTTGACCTCGCCGGTATCCGCATCCTTGACAAGGGTCATCTTTTGCTTGGACAGGGTTGGGTTTTCCTTTTCAATCTTCCGCATTGAATCATTGATTGCCTTTTCGGTTGCTTTCCAAGCCTTGTGTTGCTTGCGGTAAAACTCCGCATTTTCCGCTAATCGCTTGACCGTTCGCTTGCCATGCTTGTCGGTTTTGTATTCAAGCTTGATTAGCCCTTGGCTCGCCCAACTTGCTTGGTTCAAGCTGTCGTATTTTGTCCAAGACGCCGCCGGAATATCGGTTGTGCCTTGAATCGCGATTTGATAACTGTCGATCTCTACCTTGACTAATCCACCGTTTTTTATGGTTTTGTATTGCTTACTCATTTGTTTTCCTTTCGTTTGTTTTAGTGTTTCGACCTTTTTGGCTGGTCATCATCAGTAGTGCAATGCCAACAAGCACTAGACACTTGAGCAGCGTTGACTTGCAAAGGTGTTGCTTGAACACGCTCGCCGCTCGTATGCCACGATTTTAAGCAGGATCTGTCACGCCGCTGTCACGGCCTATCCTTGAGGTCTGATTTCCCTCATCAGGTATCTCGCCACCGTAGTGACTACCGCACACCCACCTTGCTAACATCTACTAATGCCGTTTCGCTATGGTTCGCCGCAACACCCATCAGCTTTGAGCCTTGTGGCCCTTGCCCTTTGGGATTTACTTTGCGTACCCCGTGCCGTTCCTGTCACTAGCTTTTAACACTAGCTTCAACGCACACGCATTCTCGACCAATCTCTCTCAAACGCTTCATTGGCGAAACTATTTCACGCATTCTTTGATGCTCCACTTTGGGAATATACGCTTGATTCGGCTGCCACGGTGCATTTGCTGACCTCGCCGGTCGCACCGTCCTACTTATGCCCCATGCTATCGGGGACGCATACTATCACGCCATGTTCCAATGATTATGACGATTTGTTTGTGTGGAACACTCCATTCTCGGAGCCGGATTAACCTACTCGCTGCATTTTTGGCCGAAGCCTAATATTTGTTTTTTGCGTGGAGTTTCGTTCTCCATCGGTTTTTCGGTAATCCGCTGATTGCTTGTTGTGTCCCATGAGGCGCGTCACTTACTCCTGATGATGCTAACATTTAACATGGCCGTGGTGCTGACTATTTGCTTGCACCCTTTTGCCGCTGACCGTCTCCGCCCGACACATAGTCGCCAAGGCAACTTGCGGAAAATCTAGTACAGTCAGGGTTGGTAGCCGCCATGCGTTTTAGCGGAAGCCTCTACTGAACCCAACGGATACAAGCGGCATCCACCGGCTTGCACCCTCAATGTCAAAGACCGTAAGGCCTTACACCTATAGGAACTGCGTTGTCACCCTAACCAAATAGTGTTACCCCGTTTGGCCCATTTGGGGGGGTAGGGGGAGGGGGGACGGCGTCTAGCCAAGGCAGCAGCTATACATCCCTCTTCTCAACTTTCTGGCGTTTTTCACTTTCAATGCTACTCTCTGCACCTATGTTCAGGCTAAAGCGTTACAAAGAGTGGCTTGAGGTGTTGAAGGAGGAGTTTGGGGGGGCAACGGTGAGGGATAAGTTGCGCCTAGTGTGGAGTATGGTAAAGGTGATAGGAGGAAGTCGTGGTAAAGAGGTTGCTAGAAAGTATCGTTGTTGCAGTAGGTGTTTGCTTTTTGATCGGAGCCTACGCCGTTGTCGGCCTTATAGCGGTAGTAATGCTGGGTGTGGGTGCTATATGCCGTTTAAAATTATAATGGGGGGAGGATGCTGGATAAACGAGGAGTACCCTGGGGAAAGCGCAGGCTGGAAAAAGGAAGGGATCAAGGGGTGACGCTAATAGAGTTGCTGATGGTATGTGTAATCATCATACTGCTGGTGTCTTTGCTTTTGCCGGGGGTTGGTCAGGCGAAGGAGGAGGCCCAGAGGGTGGCTTGCCGTGTAGCGGTTAGGTCATATGGTGTTGGGGTGTTGGAAAGCGGGAGGTTGGTTATAGAGATACCACAGGAAGCCAACTGTCACGACTGTCACAGGCCGAGGTATGACGCTCGTTCGTTCTTGGAGGAAATCGAGTAGTGCCAAGATACTTCATATTGACGATATGCTCCGAGGGAATGGTGTTTGCGGTTGGGGCAGCCTGTGTGGCAGACGAAACTGGGTTCCAGATGAAGATACTGGTAAGGAGTCCGATGCCGAAGAATCAGGTTCCCGTGGATATTCTGGATGAAATTGAGCGTTGGCTAGACAGCGTCAGGAAGGATTACCATCAGTATCATCTAATGAGTCTCCCGTGACGATTTGATTGGCCCGATCTAGGGCAGACTGGATTATTTTCATGCTTTTAGAGCAGGTAGGAAGGCATTGAAACATGGAAAGTTCAGCGAGGGCTTCTTCTAATCGTCGAATGAGGTCTGACATAGCTCGCCCAGCATATATTGTTTAGCGTTACACCGGCAAGCTTTAAGTTTTTAACAAGTTTTATTGGCTTTTTATCAATCTTCCTTGTTTTTTGCGACTTCTTTTAGGGTTTTCCTAATGTTTAGGCACGGGACAAACTGCATTCTGATGGTTGGTGGCCAATAAACGCTTAATCCTTTCAGGTCTATCCCTTTTCGGGCCTTTCTTTCGACTGGAACGAAGCGGCCAAGCGATGTAATGCGGACAATTTTACCGTTTTTGGTGTGCCGAAGGATATGGAACGGGAGAACCTTGAGGATATGGTTAACCGTTTCCAGTTCCACCCCGGTAGCCTTCGCTATTTCCTTGGCGATTGTCCTTGTTCCTACGCAGGTAGGCCTAATGGTTGTCTTCTGGTCTGATTTCTCCTTCATGTGGGTGTCTTATTCCCTTTGTCTTGGCGGTTAAGAGTCTTTCGGTGTCGTGAACGCTTTCAAAGCAGTCGTAACAGACATTTCCGCTTACGGCTCTATCCCAATAGAAGCATTTCTTTGAGCCGCCACAGTAATAACAGGTATTTAAGGCCCCCCTTATGTCTTTAGGGAGCAAAATCATGGCTGTTCTGCCGGAGCTAGGCACTTTTTACTTCCAGACCCCCCTTTCCAGCATCATTCCTATCATTCCGTAGTTGGCGGTGTCCATGAAGGTGTCCTGAATTGGCTCATTTCGCAGTTCTTGGATAGCAGAACCCTCTGTTCCCCCGTGCTGGATGCGTTTTCGGAGCAGATGCTGGAGCCGACATACCTTATCTGTAAGCCTGACAGCCACCCCAAGGTCGCCCGACATGGATATGTTAGAGGAGCCGTAGTCTTGCTGTTTTCTTTCGAAGAGGTCGATACATTCCAGGGCTATAGGGATGATTGCTCGGCCCATTTCGGTTTTGATCTCTAAAGATCCCGCTATTGCTGTTGCTAGTTCTTCGTGTGTCATGGTTACAAAGCGTTTGTGATTGAGGTGGCGTCTAGAATCATTCCTCGCCCATCCTTGAGGTTGCCAGCGTCTATGAGAGCCTGTAGCCCTCCTCTATAAAAGAACTCAATAAGGGAATTTAACTCTGAAACTTGATCCATTGTTCTTAATTTTCCTATTCTTGTGTCAATGTAAACTTTATCGCCAATGATAAATCCTCTCTTCCGTGCCACTCGATAGTCGTCAACCGCTACTTGTATGATTGCACAGAGTAGTTTCTTTATTCCATAATCATCTATCCACGGGAGACAACGGAACGAACTTGGTATATTCCGGTTGGAACTCAAAATATGCGTCCTTGTTTGGTTCTCCGTTTCTGTTCTTTGCTATTAAGCAGTTTATTCTTCGATCCCCTTCATTGCCGTCCTTGTTGTTTTCATATAGAAACATACAGCAATCAGCATCCTGTTCGATACTGCCAGAGTCGCGGAGATCGGATAATCTAGGTTTCCTTTCACTACCAGTCTTTTCGTAGTCGCGGTTAAGCTGGGCAAGGGCTATTACGGGGATATCAAGCTCCTGCGCCATAAGCTTCAGCCCTCGGGATATTTCGCTTACCACCTCGTATTTCCCGCTTCGCCTTGCTTCCTTGGAGCCGGTCATAAGCTGGAGGTAATCTATTACAAGCACCTTAACCCCGTAGTTCCTGACATACCGTCTGGCTTCGGATCGCAACATATTGATGGTTAGGTCGGTTCTTTCATTAACCCATAAGGGTAAACCTGTTAATTTGGAGGCTTCACCTATCTTTACAAAGTCCTTCTTGCTTATATGCCCCCTGAAAACCTGCTGCATATCTAGGTCGGAATAAGCTGCCATAAGGCGCATAGCCACCTCCTCCTTGTTCATTTCAAGGGAGAACAGAGCTACCGGATTGGCAGAGGCAGTAATGTTCAGGGTTATGCCTAGCCCCATAGCTGTTTTTCCCTGACCTGGACGACCAGCTATAATGTAGAGAGATCCTTTCCGCAGGCCTCCAAGCAGGTTGTCTAGGTTTCGGAAGCCAGTTGGGATGCCCCAAGGTGTTTCAGTTTTATTGTGATATCTTTCCTCGATACTGTTGACAACCGAGATGATTGGCTTCTTCAGGGTTTCGTCCGTTTCGCGGGACACATGGTCAGAGAGGTCGGTTATGAATGTTTGGAGGTCAGCTACCATTCCATCTATTTCGCCCACATTGGCCGTTGATATGCGCTGTATGGCACTTTCCAGCTTCGCCTTGGTCTGACGCCGGGTTCGGTATCCAAATAGCTCAGAGAGCCAATACGGGGCATTATGGGCCGTTGGTGCTTTGTCTTCGTACTCGGTTAAGACAGCAGGGCCTCCGATCTTATCTAGGGTATTCTTGGAGCGCAGTTCATAGATTAGCTTGGATGTGTCTATTTCCTCTGCCCTATCGTGCATCTCCTCAAGGGTGCGGTATATCTCGTAGTGGCGTAGGTCGAAGAACCAACTCGCATCCACCCCGGCAGACACGCATTCCTCGATCCCTCCAAGCATACAGCAGCCTAACAGCCCTTTTTCAGCTTCTATGTTGTACAAGTTTTCCACTTCTAATTTCAGCCAGTTCTTCCCTTATCTTCTGCGCCCTGTAGCCATCGGAGTTGCAAACTCTTCTGTACTCATCCTGTAAATTGATTTCCTTTATCCTGTCACCTTCCAGCGCAAACATGAGGTTCCTGTCCATGTTGGTCTTTCGGAAGATGCAGATGGGGGTTAGCCACTTTGGCTCGTTGACCGTGCCTTTGAGTTCCTTCACCTTGTTGTCGATCACTTGGATCATCTCCTCCTTGGTGAAGCCTTCCCTTAACCTGCCACGGATTGTCTCAAGGTTGGCATCCCCCTTGAACCTCTTGCCTGCTCGCTTGTTGAACTCTGCCAGCACCTCACGAGCAACGGGAGCCAGCTTCTCCATTTCCCTAGAAGCCTTTTCTCCTCCCGCCATATCATGTTCTTTAATTTCTTCTTTCTTCTTTCTTCTTGTTAGTGTCCCCACGACTGTCCCCTCGACTGTCCCCTTCGCTGTCCCCTCGACTGTCTGTTGCGATTGGTAAGAATCCCAGTTTAGCACCGTAACTACTGTCTTTCTTGGGTACTTTTTGCGTCTTATCATAAGGTCGTTTTCCATAGTGACTAATATCCTATGTACTGTATCCTTATTTATCTCAAAGAAATCGGCTATTTTGCGGCAACTACAGACTAATTCTCCGGGGTCGAGAACCCTGTCTTTCCCGCTGATTCTCATTGTGACAGGCTTGTGGGTTGCTCGAAGAAGGAGGTAGTTCCATACGGCCAGCCACATTGGGTTGGTGGCGTTGGGGTTGTCCAACACCTTGCGGAACATCTTAACATAACCTTGTCCCATTCTACTGCTTCCTATCAAGGAGTCTCTTTAATGCGGCAGCCTCGTCTATCGGGATCTTCTTCCACTCGGAAAGCTGACAGGTGGTGCAATGCGCCTTCAGCATTGAGCGCGGAGTCCATCTCTCGTCCATCCGACAGGCAATAGGCCGGTCTTCGTATATCATGCACGAGTTGTCGTCGGCTAAATGCTGGCATTGGTGAACCTTTCGACTTATCAAGTCCACCCGCTTGCAGCAGGCCCCGGTACACTTTGAGCAGTCTGTGGTTCCTAGTTCCCCCGGAGCCACGCCATGAAGCCTCTTTTCTTTGGCCTTACGACGGTATGCCGCATGACGCAATCCTCTGGGTTTTTCCCGGCACGAGTCACCGCCTTGGAATATTCCGACATTGTCAGCATTAGCGGAACCTCTTTAGTCCCCTCCCTGACTATCCCGAACATATAATTAGAGTTGGCAGCAGCATGAGCGTTCTTGTTTTTAACGATGACAAACTGCCCTAACATTATTTGTATTTGTTTCTTTTTCTTTGGCATTTTTCAAAAACAGAGAGCCGAGGTGTTTCATGGGATGCAACCAAGCAGGGAAAGCTAGAAGAAAACCCTACTAAACCACCCGTCCGTAATTCTCCTACGACACCATAGCCTCAACTCTCATTTCTTTAATAACCCAATCAATCATGTCTTTCAGCACCCCGCACTCACGGGACTGAAATTCTTCCCCAGCCAATCCTGTGAGTGGCTCTGACCGGGGAAAGGTAGCGTCCAGCGTCATTGCTGAATTGTCCTACCAAAAACTATTCCTCCTTGTCCAAGGGGTTTTCTTTGTCGTATTCCATCACCTCGACAGCCCACTTGTGAATCCTCAAGTACAGGTCGCTCAAGTAGGCATTCAACCCGCCTTTATCTGCGAAACCCATTGCGCTCGCTGCCATGCCCAGGTGATGCACTTCCTTGTCCTCAATGGGGCTTTTTACTGGTTGTTCGTATTCTTCTGTCATTTTTCCTTGTTGTAAGATTCTAGTCGGCTGTGAACCCCCTTCAAGAGGGCGGTTTCAGACCATAGCGGAGCGTTAAGACCAGAGGCCTTTAGTGCAAGGCAATAACTAGTCATAGCCCCCACGATGGCACTTCGAGACTGGGTTTCCTGCTGTCTCATTTCGGTTGCAATCGCGTCGTAAATTTCTCCAATCCTCATAACAGGTTCCTCCACCACCTAAAGGCAGCAGGGTTTTGTTTCCACAGCGTACACAGCCCCGTGGCAAGCCTTCTGGCTACCTGCTCCTCTTTGCGCCAGTTAACATCCATCCCGTGAGCTATTGCATGGATACATTCGTGCAGGAAAGTGTCAGCTATGGCCTCCTTCGGGATGGTTTTGCACACAACAATGGTTTGGTTGTCGTAGTCGCACCACCCGTATGCGTCAGCCGCATCTCTCTCTGTTTGCTCTACAAACTTCACCTTATACGGAAGGTTCAGTATCATCATTTTTTTTGGTGGTCGAATTACAGACATGGCTGAAGGTGATCTCCTCTGACTAGCCTAAAAAAAGTATCCGCTGACATTGCAACCATCCACGGGTGGTAGTCCTTGTGTAGTGCCGCAATGGCAAAGTCGCCTGTCTTTTGGTCGCGCTCGGCCTGTGCTACGGCATCCCAAAGGTGGGGCCTTTTGCCGGACTTAACCTCAAAATGAAACATGGGAAGAGACTCGCACACGACATCAGGGCTGTCATCTCCCCCTCGAAATTGTTGCCCACGCCTAGCCGGGTATCCCTCGTTTGTGCAGATGGATGCCCACGCCCTTTCGTTTACCTTCCCCTTGTTGCGGCTATTCTTCATGGCTCCTCCTCGCAGGCCTGCCTGTACGCCTCTTTCGCAGACACAGGCTCTTTCCACACACTTACAGATGGTGAAATAAGGCACACCCTTACAACTTCCAAGGCTTGGGTTATTTCCTCCTTACTCATGCTATTTATCCTTTTCTGAATATCAACTATACAGTCATGTGCGTATTCGTGGTTCAAAACCTCTTCTTTTTTAGGGGGGTTCCGTAATTAAACGAGCCTTCTTTGTTCGGATCTCCGCCGCGCTTGGCCCAAAACTTATCACACCCGTCGTTTACCGATTGCCGTAGGCTGCGGGGTTCCTTTTTGTTTTTAGCTGGTTTCTTCATGCAAACATTAAATGATCTTCAATCGTCCAGACACATTCACACCCAAGAAGCATCTCGAACTCTTTCTCAAACTGAGCGAGGTCGCCATCGCCTTCCACATCTTTTGGTTCGCAGTTGCCGTTTGGTTTATAAAGGTGAAGAGAGTTGATGTATTGTGCTACCCGATAGGAATACAGGAACCACTCCCCGCATGAGTGGCGATATGGCTTGAACCAGCGGTGCAGCTTGCCCTCAAGCTTCGGGCCTCCCCTGACGCAGCCTAGTAGCTGAAGTCCCATCGGGTTGCCGCATTGCAGGGACTCAAGCCTCTTCCTGACATCTACCGTGCGGCCAATCTTAACAAAGGACACTCCATCCCATCCCATGTTTTCAAACTCACTACGCTCCAACTGCTTCCACGAGTCCTCACCCTGCAAGATGAAGTAAATAAAGCCATCTCGCATTTTTTGAGCGCGTTGTGAGGTCGGGTTTCGAGGCATTATTGGCTCTCCAGCTTTTCCTCTAGTTCGTTAATAGTGTGAAGGCAGTCCTCCACAAATTCCGCGCTTTCCGTAGAAGCGTGTACGGCGTCTCGGAACCCTTTAGGGTGCATCTTTATTAGGTCGTGAGCGTTGTTGTACTCTACCGTTATGCACCCGCTCATTGGGGTGAGCAAGAGCATCAGCAATAGCATCGTCCACAAGTTTATCTTTGTGGTTCCTCCTTGACTTTGCTTTTGCCGCCTTGATGTTCCTTTCAAGTAGTTCACCGATCTTCCTCAATGCGGGGACTGCCTTCAAAAGTGCAATGAGCCAACTCATACAAACTCATCACCGGCATCTTTGCCATTTCCGTTGCCCTTGCCGCTGGTGAAGCCGCAGGTGCGAACCTTAATAACGGGTGCGCTCCTCTTTTGCCCGTCCTTCTCCCATTGCTCGATTCTGAGTTCGCCTTGTATCCAGATCTCTTTGCCCTTCTCGAAGTGCTTGGCAATGAAGTCGGACTGCTTGTCCCAAGCCTTTGCGTTGATGAACATTGGGTCGTCCACCCACCTGTCGCCGTCTTTCTTGCGGCCATTAACCGCGATTCTAATGTTGCAGACGGAGCTATTAGTCATCTGATGCGTCTCTGGGTCAGCCGTAAGCCTCCCTATTATGTTTATACAGTTCATTTCAGTAGTCTCTTTTTACAAGTTAACCTATAGTATGGTTCTCCCCGCTTCATTATGTGTTCGGCGGGAAATTCGTTTTCGTAATCCAGGCCGCGCAGTTTCCCCGCGACCACTTTACAGCATTTAAGAAATTCGTCCTTTGCTTTGTCTCCGTGCTTTACCTCCAGCGATTCTCGGACAGCGGCCCAAGCATCCTTCAGTTCTGGGGCAACCTCTCTTCCTTTTATCTTCGACCACTTCCACCCCGGCAATTCCCCGCCTTCCTCGATGTGCTTAACGGCAAGCTTTTGGATGCCATCAGACCAAGGCTTAATTAGATCCTTTACCATCAAAGCGCGGGAAAGATCTTCGGGAGAGTTGAAGCTGGTCGGAAGCCCCGCCTTAACCACCTCCATGATTTCGTGGTTTACAGCTTCGCAGGAGTTTAAATTAGCGCACCATTGGCAGTTCTTATTTGCTCGCGGGGTGGAGTCTGGGGACATCTTCTTTGCCAGAATCTCCATGATTAAAGCCTTGGCGATATCGTATTTGGTTTCCCAAGTATATGTGCGCCGTTGGTCTTCCCATATAAGGTGGATTGTTGCGCTGTCGGTATCCTTGATTTCTGGCCACATCCCCTTCTTGGCCATATTGAGGATTGCCAAAGCATACCCCTCCTGTTGGGCCGCATAGTCAGGGTCGCTTCCCCAGCCAGTCTTTAGGTCAAACACATGAAGGCGTCCATCCTTTACAGCCCAAGCATCAACCCACCCTTCGTATAACTCTTCATACGCAACAAGCGTCTCACAATGTATATACGCAGAGCCGATCTCCTTGTTAAGGCAGTCTATCGAGAACTTGGCTGCCTCATCCTCAACTTTTTTTACCGTCTTTGTCATACCCCAAGCTTTCGTTTCTCTCCTCTATCAGCCTCTCAAATACTTCATGTCGCTGGGTTCCGCGCTCTGCCGCCTCGCTGGTTCCTCCCCTGTTCTTAAATAAGGGGCAAAGCTCCCATTTCGGGTAGTTGCTCGGTGAAAGGGGGTGGTGGCCCCTCTCTCTGTGTTCAGTTTCTGGCATTTTTCTCCAGTTGTTTTTTAATAGAGGCTCGGACTATTGCGTTTTTCAGCAGCAATTCGGCCCTCTTCCGGTCTAGAAGTCCTTCGGTTGCGGTAATGAGAAAATCCCGCTGAAGAAAATGCTCTAAATTCCGAGGTGTTTGCATATGTCCTCCACTTTGGCTTGTAGTTTTTCGGCTGTTGCGGTGGGCAGGTCGCGCCAAGTTTGCCCCTTTTTGATTACATTCTTGCCTATGTAAAAATCTGACACCTTGTTTTCGTTCTTACCAAAGCGCGTTTCAAGTTGAACAACCCACGCCGGTTTACTGTCAGATCCGGTTTGCTTTGGCGTCGTCGGCAGGGCGGACTGTCTTTCGATGGCCACCTCCATCTCTTCCCGGCTGGGTCTGGCTGCGCTGGGGTCTTGGTATCGGGAGTTTGCAATAGCCCTCCCAATCGCGCTGGTTTCAGCTACTTCAACCCAATTTGTCCGGTTGGCGTTACGGTCTTTATCCTTCCAGTCCATTGCGGTTCCTGTGGCAATAAGCGTATCCCCGTCATATAGCTCCGCCAACATCACAACCCGATCCCAGTTTTCGCTGTGGTCTAGGACTTTCGTGATGATTCTACCCTGCTTAACGCAGCCCCAAAACCGGGGAAGCCTGTCTTTTACCTCTTCGTAGTTGTCTAGTCTGCCCATTTTTCTGTTCTATTTATCGAAATACTTTTTAACTGCGGCCCTCATAAATGACGAGATACACCCTTTTCCTGTGTTAGGATTTCGGTGCTGCTCCAGAAGTGACCCGGCCCTAATAAGGCGATCCGTCTCCTCGTCCACGGCCACACTCCTGATTTTATACGAACCATTTCGCTTCCTCGGCACACCCCCATCGTGGAAGATTTATGAACGAAAGGCAACTACTTTTTTTCCCTTATGCTAAAATATTTATTAAGTAATCGGCTTTACCCCTGGAAATAGGCGCAATTCCGCAGGTTCTTATGAAGAAAAAAAACGCTCTCATCTTGTAAGGTTTATGAAAACAGGATCACTCAAGCAATACCCAAGCATCCTCGAACTTGTGAAACTTGCCTCCCTCGCCGTTGTAGATTTTCAGGGTAACAACCGTGGCGTCAGGAAATGGGATGACCCAGAAACGCTGGGAGTCCAAGGCGCAGCAGACGAAGAAGTCCACCTGGTCGGCTGTATATCTCTTCTTCGAGGATAGCCCGTGGGCCAACTGAAACTGGTAATGGGGCCGGGTTTTCCCTTTGTGTAGATGTTTCTCCAGCGTGGCTTTTACCTGAAGACGCAAGAACCTTCCCCCTTTGATGGCCAAAAGGTCATAAGGGGCGTCCGCCATGGGGTGTGCTACACTCCAGCCCTTCCCTATTAGTCTCTCCGCTACAAGCAGCTCACCCCGCTGCCCGGTGGAGCGCACACGCTATTCGCCTGTTACAGCTTTCTCGGTTTTTGAAATGCCGTGGCGAAGGAATAAGGCCAGTAAGCTGGTGATTACCACATTAGCGGCGGCCCCTAGCTCCAGTTCCCCTGTGAAATACCCTGCAATTCCAGCGATTGCGCCCGTTATGGCTGTCCAAGTCGTTTTACTTTTAAGCATATTATTTGTTTTGTTTAACTAACTGCCGAATTTTTATGATGATATAGACAAGTGTAGCCAGCGAAACGGCACATTTAAGCACTAGGTCGATGTCGACCCACCAGTTCCCTATGCCTACAGTTGCGCTTGCGAATACCTTTATCGTGTTGTCATCAAGTAGATTCAGTTTCCTCTTCCTTCGGCATTTCTATCGGCGGGTTATTAGCTGGCTCCTGCGCTAACCCGTGGTGTTTGGCCAGTATTTGCACCGCCTGATCCCGCTGTCTGCCAGAAGGGCCATTAACAAGTGCTTGATCTGCGACCTGTGCCAGTATTTGCACCGCCGCCTGTAGTTGTTGTTGTTGTTCGTCCATAGTTCTGCCTGTCAGAAGGTTTATTTTAGTGTTACCTCTTGGATTTTTACAAGCTTAATCCTCACCCTCCTCGGCTTTCTCCTCCTCGGCTTTCTCCTCCTCCTCCTTTTTGGGGTTGGCGGGACTGCCCTCCGCTGCCTTGACCGTAGTGTCCACGGTAATAGCTGGAGCCTCAAAGTCGTCAGGCGCAACTGGGCGCTCCTTCATAGCCTCAATCTGGCTGTCTAAGGAAGCAATCCAGCCTTGGTCAGCCGCAAATTGGCTAACGAT